ATGGTGCACATTGCTGCCATTGTCATGAGGGAGAATGCTGCTGTCAGAAAGAAGGCGGGGAATGCGAATGCCATTGCCAACAGTATGAAACCCAATACCCGGAGTTATTCTGTATCGAAATGGAACCCGATAATTTCAACGACTGGGATTAAATATGACAAACAACAAGAACTTTTTATTATCACGGATGACAGTGCTCGTATGTGTACTCGTTACCACACTGGCAGTGTTCTTTATAGGGTTTCAACTTGAAACGACGCCATCGGAGGACAGCCAAATGGACAGATGGGTCGGAATTGCCACGGTATGTACAGCAATAGCTTCCATCGTCGTCGGCCTGATAACGGTTTGGATCATGTTCGATCAGCAGAAAATGCAGGACCGGTTGCTGGAATACCAAAAATTGGAGCATCAGCCCAATTTTATAATTAAAAATGTGGAATATCCGGGACATGACGAAGAGGGGAAAGATTCATCATACGAGGAGCTGGAAATTTACAACTATGGTACACGCTCATTTCTGATTAAGAACATCATAGTGAAAACATTTTTAGTCTGGACGTACGACCATCCAAACCAGCATTTTGTTGATAATATCCATTTCTTCGATTATTGGGGCAATGCGCAACGCACATCCGACAATGATTTGATTTTTAGGACAAAAAATTCTAAAATAAGAAGGAATCTGGCTAAGTATTATAGTTTATTAGCCTATTCATGTAATTTGCCGGATACTCACGATATACCCAAAATATATTTCGAAAAGAATACAATGGTGATGATTGAGTACATGGACCTGTATGGTGAACCCCGTGTCAAATATTTCCAGAACGGCTATCCGGTGGACAAGGACACCTATGAAAAACATACCGCCTGCCAATCGGGGCATTATGCCTCGATAGAAGACTTTAACTTGTGGGAATACAAGTCGAAATACCATCCGTCAGAAAAACAAAAAGTTGCAGGAAATCCCCAATCGGATATATCATAATGCCTTTTTATAGGTCAAATAACTATTATTTCTTGATTTTATACGGCACGCTCAACCGCTGACGGTAGCCGCCCACGCCGAATGTGGTCGTCACCTCTTCCACCAGATAAACGCCGTTTTTCGAGGGGTTGCGGTTGTCGATGAGCTCCACCTGCACGGCAGGCTGCAACCCGAAATCCCCGAAAACGGTCACTGTCCCGGTGATACCGTTCAGGTTGTAGTTGCGGAAATACTCCGTCGTCTCTTCCACAAGCTGATCGGAGGTGATGCCGATGTGCGGCGACATGTACGGCACGATGGTGTAGGTCGAAAGATCGACTTTCGTCTTCGTCGCGGCGCCCTTGGCGGTCGTGTTCCCGGTAACCTTGTGCGTCTTCTTGGAGATCTGCGTGGCATTCACCGTCTGGTACTGCCTGCTGCCGGCAACCGTCGGGTCGTACTCGGGGTTCAGGCGGACGGTCACCTCGAAGAATTTCTCGTCGGTGCCGAGCGCCTTACCCGTGACGGCGAGGAATTTCGGGTCGGTCTTGACGACTTTTAGGTCGCTCTGCGCCACGTGCTCGTTGAACAGGATCTTGAAAGGGCCCGTCGATTCGTCCTCGGGGAAAACCGGCTGCGCCTTGCTCGACGAGTACGGGCGGCCCACAGCAATCGCCGGCATCGCTCCTTCATCCTCGGCATCGTATTTCAGGAAGCAGTAGACCTTGTATTTCGACCACTCGGAGAGGATGTCGGCCACGGTGAAGTTGTCCGTCACCTTGACCTTGCCGATATGTATCTCGCACTTCTTCGTGTCGGAGTGAATCTTGAACCCCGTATCTTTCAAAATGTTGTATTTTCCCTCCAGCACCTCGTTCACGGTCGTTCCTTTTGCGGGGGTCTCGAAATGCGGCGCAGTTTTGAGCTTGAGCTTGTAGGCCATGTTCTCGCACCGGATTTCCAGCATGCTTTCCGAGTTGTAGCCGGTGATGTACCCGTCGAACATGTTCTTTAATATGCCGTTGTACCCCAGCTTGATGTTGATGCGCTGGCCGACCTTGAAGACCGTCCCGTCAACCACGCGCTGGGTCGTGCGTTTCTCGATGACGACCCCGTCCTGCATGACCTCGGCCGTCAGGCGTGAGGCGTCACGGCCTTCCAGCGTCACGGCCCCGATGATGGTGGAACGGCACACCGTCCCTTTCGGAAATACTACTTTCGCCGTGCCGATGAGTTTCTTGTAGCTCTCGTTGATTTCAAGGGTGTGGACTTCCGTGATCTCCACACCGTCCGTTATTTTCATCGGGTTGGAGGGGTCGGCGTCGCCGACGGTAATCCTGCAGCAGAGCACGTCCATCATAGCCATGTGAATTTCAACAGCGAGGCGGGATCGACGACCTCGGTCCCGAACTTTACCCACTTGATCCATTTGTTGGTATGCTTGATGGCCGTGTCGACGACTTCGGCCTCGGCGAGTTTCAGCTCCACAGCCTCCGAGGGCTCCACGGCGACACACGTGAGCGTATAAGGCTGCACGTTGCGGCAATCCGTGGGCTGGAAGGTGTAGCTCTGGATGATGAGCCGCGTGATGTTGAACTGCCTCAGCACCGTGTTGTCGCACTCGATGACACCCTTGTACTGCACCAGCCTGATGAATTTCGACACCTCGGCTTCGGGATACACGTCCGGATATTTCGAGGTGATCCTGCCGCTTACGGTAATTTCCAAGTCTCCGCCCGAGATGAACTCCTTGCGGGTGTAGTCGCGCCCTTGTACCTGCGTGAGCAGGATGTTGTTGCGGCTCGACACCTGCACCTGCGGCCCCGGATCGACGAACGTCACCAGACCGTACTTGCTGTTGGGCTCCGCCTTGCCCTCCTTGTTGTCGTAGTATTTCCCCTCCTTGGGAATGGAGAGCTCCAGATAGTCCTGCACGGTGCGGCCGACAATGGTGTCCGTGTAGTTCTTCTGCCGCGCCACGGCCTGCTGCTCGCTGATGAGCTTGTAATATTGCCCCGTCTTGTTGGCCAGACTCGACTGCGACTGCGTTTCGAGGTACTTGTCCCGGACACGCTGCTCCCAATACTTCATGTAACGCGGGTAGGAACGCAGCAGTCCGTAGGCCGCCTGCGAGACAGCCTGTATGGCGGCGCGTTTCAGCAGGTCATGGTGCTTGGAGAAGTAATGCACCTGCCCGTCCTGCAATTCCGCCAGTCCCATGCCGAGGGCCCGGCGCGTGGCGTCGCTGATGTACCCTCCCAGCGTGCCGTTGTTGAGTATGCCGCCGCTCAAGAGGGTCGAAGCGGCTATTTTAACCAGTCTTGACATGTCGTTATGCGTTCCACGAGGCGTCGAAGTCATGCACGACATCGATCAGCGCCTCGGCGAGTTGTTGTTTCAGGTTCTGTATCTCTTCACGTTGGCCCTCCTCGGATTTCATCAGGTCGATGGTACGGACGCTGAGCAGGCTGTCGATGTTGACGATCACCTGCTTGGGTGCCGTCGAGGAGAGCTTGCCCGTCCCGGAATAATTGCCGCCCGCGCCGCCGTCATCCAGATGGGAGTTGGTTATCGGATTGCTTGCGAACGGGCGTGTGTCGTTGGAGTCCGGCTCGTTGCTGTACTGGTCGGGGGTAAAGCCCGCCACGCGCAGGATGTTCTCCGCTGCCTCGGCGGAACCGCCGAAGGTGCGGCGCAGCGAGGAGAAGAACTGCACCAAGGCGTTATGAGCCAGCTTGCGATCCGCGATGTTATCCACCCGCTGTGCGTCGGTGGCGTTCCTGTCCAGTGTCCGCTGCACCCAATGCCCCTCCTTGTCCAGCGAGAAACCCCAGTCGGAGAGCTGCCCGAAGTCGAAGCCTCCCTTGCGCATCAGTTCCCGTGCCCCGGCGGGACTGGCGATGGCGTCCCGGTAGAGCGTCGCCGCACGGATGATCTCCGGAACGGTCTTCTCGTTCATGTACCGGGCGTAGTCGTAGGTCTGCGCGGCCACGGATTCCGGTTTATCTCCGATATCCCGGTTATAGACGACCTTCCCGTCCACCTCGCGCCACAGGCTCCGGTCCAGATACTTGTCCTGCTGCCCGTAACGTTCCCTGACTGTTTTCAGGAAGGCATCCATCTCCAGCACGGTCCCCAGCTTCCCGAACTCGGCATAGGCGGCGTTGATGCGTGTCTGGCTGTCCCGTTCGGCCAGTGTGAGCAGGGCTTCCCGGATGTCGTCCTGAGCGGCATCATCCATGTTGTAGACGTTGTCGCGGGAGACCATGCCCTCCGACGAGGCGATGGAGAACTCCCCGAGGAAGCCCGCCCACCAGTTACCCGTGAAAGCCCCGATCTTGTGTCCCGACGCCTCCTCTATGGTCTTACCGGCGACGACCTCGTCCACGGCCTGCTTGGTTCTCAGAGCCATGTTGTAGGTCTCGCTGAGCGAGGCGTGGAGGGCCTCGATGGAGGGATACCGGTACTTGCGGTTCTGCTCGATCTCTTCCAACACGGCGTCCTTCGCCTCCTTGACCTTCCAAGTCTTGTAGGCTACCCATCCCAGAGCGCCTACCAGTGCCGCGATGCCCGCCGTGGCGGCCACGGCTCCTGTGCTGATGGCGCTGAGCGAGGCCGCCGCGCCCGTCAGACCGCTTCCGGTCGCCACCTGCGTGGCGAAGAGCGACTGCAGGACGCTTTTGGCGCCGATGGTCCCGCTTCCGGCCAGCAACGCCCGTGTCATTGCCCCGCGTCCCGCGACCCCTGCCGCCTGCATCGTGGAGACGATGGCGCGTTTCTGCGCGAAGGAGAGGCTGCCGGAGCGTCCCAGTCCCACCAGTCCCTGCACGGCCTCTATCGACCCTGCGGCGGCGGACTGCCTGCCGATGAAGCCCACGGCGATGCCTATGTTGGTCAGGGCTCCGGCTATCTTGAAGAGTCTGGTGGCGACGACTCCGGTGAAGAGTACCGGTTCTATCCAGCGGAAGTTGCGCGTCACCCATGCCCCGATGTTGCCTATGACGGTGAAGATGTCGAGCAGGGCATTCCCGATGGCGACCAGCCCCCGCGTGAACTCCGGGGCCTTGAACCTGTCGAGCAGGGTACGCAGCACGCCCCGGATGGCGGGTTCGAGTATCTGGTACGCCTGCATGAAGCTTTCGGTAAGCTGCGAGGTGACTTGTGCCCAAAGTCCCTTGGTCGTGTTCTGCTTGACGAGCGCCAGCTCCGAGGAGATGCCCTGCGAACCCCGGTTATGGGCGGTCAGGGAGCGCAACTGATCGTAGTTGCGCACGAACATCATGGCGGCGTTGCCGCCGATCTTGCCGAAGATGGCCTGCATGTCGGCCATCGACGCGCCCTTGCGGTTCAACTCCTCGAAGATGTCGGCCAGAGGCCGCAGCTTCTCGACCATGACACCCTCGATATTGCGCATCTCGGTGAATTTCACGCCCAGACGGTCGAGCACCTTCTGGGCCTCCTTGGTCGGCTTGGCGAAACGTGTGGCCATGGCCCGCATCGACGTGCCGGCCAGCGTGCCTTTCAGTCCCATGTTGCCAAGAAGACCTATGGCAGCGGTCGACTCCGTGAAGTCCACGCCCGCCATGCGCAGGTAACCGGCGGCCATCTTGTAGGACTCGGCTACCTCGACGATATTGACGTTCGAGCGCGAGATGGTCGAGGCGATGATGTCCGCTACGCTGTCCATGCTGTCGTTGTTGATGTCGTACCCGGCCATGATGTTGGTCGCCAGATCGGCGATGTAGCTGACGTCGTTGTCGCCGATGAGCGCGAGGTTCGTGATCGGACGGATGGACTTGTGGATGGTCTCGATGTTCATGCCGGCCATCGTGAGGAACTTCACGGCTCCGGCCACTTCGACGGCGGTGTATTTCGTGTCGATACCGATTTTGCGGACGTGCCGGGCCATCTCGTCGAACCGCGTCTCGAAGGTCTTCAGGTCGGTATCGGCGACACGCAGAATGGAGTGTGCCGACTCCATGATGTTGGAGTATTCGACGGCTTTCTCCAGCTCCGAGCGCACGAGGCTGTATCCCATGTAGGCGTTGAGCATCGAGGCGAAGGGCAGGTTCCGCAGAGAAGGCGCCTTCGAGTATTGTATGCGGTTGATGGCCGCACGCCGCTTGCTGCGGTAGAGTGTCCCCGCCGCGGTCTCCTGCCGCTGCATCAGCCGCAGGGACTGCACGGCGTTCCGCCGTTCCCTCCGGGTGGCTTCCTGCTCGGCGCGTTTCCGCTCCGCCAGCTCGGCCCTGTTCCGCCTCTCCTCGGCACGGCGCAGCTCTGCCGCCTCCTTTCTCGCTGCGGCCTCCGCCTTCTTGCGGGCACGTTCCGCTTCCCGCGCGGCGTTTTTGCGTTGCCGCTCCTCTCTTTTTGCCGTGTCGAGGATTGTCCTACGACGCTGTTGTGCCTCGTAACGCTCTTCCTCCTGGGCCATGCGCTGCCGGTGCATCTGCTGGTCGGAGTAGAGTTTCTCCATCAGTTTCTGCCGCGCTTTGTCCGGCAGGACGAAGGGTTGCGGGGCGAACGGTACGGGAGTATCCGGCATGTACGCGGCAGGTGTACCGGGAAGTCCGCCCCGGATATTCAGGGTGAACGTGGAGGCACTCTTGATACGCCCGAGCAGTGAAAGGACGTTTTGCAAGCGTTTCTCGGCCACGTCGGTCCTGATGTCGAGTTCCCGACCCCGCGTAACCGCGACCAGTGCCGAGTTGATTTTCCCGATGGACTTGGTGATGCGCTTCTGCGCCTCGGTCATCGTCGTGACGGACGAGGCGGCGTTCTTCTCGATGTCCGCCTTCCGTATCTCGGCGGCTTTCTTCTCGTAAAGGCTCTTGGCGTTGGCCTTGATTCGCTTCGTGTCGAGCGCCTGCCCGGCGTTGATGGTCAGGCTGATGCCCTTGGAGAGCCCCGCGATTTCAGTCAGAAGGGTCTTGACACGCTCCAGCTTTTCCTCGCTTTTTTGCGTGTCGATGGTCAGGCGGTAGTCGAAATTACGTTTCTTGCCGTTCTTGGTGCGGAACACGCGGTCTATCTCGTCCATCATGTTCTTGATGTTCGTGACCGCCGGCGTCAGCGAGGCCTTGGCCTGCACCAGCTTGCCCACGGCCTCGCCGAACGCGATAACCTGCCGGGTGCCCTGCGAGGCATCGACGTTAATGGTGTAGTTTACCTGGTAATTCTGTTCCTGGGCCATGTCAGTGGGTGTTTCCGCTATAAAAGATTAGTGCCGTAAAACGGCTCGGGATTAAAGGCAACCGCCGCAAGTCTTGCGGGCTTGCGGCGGTTATCGGGGGGGCCTCTCCGGCAGGGAGACCGGCAGCGGCATACGGACGGCAAGCATCTGCTCGTGCAGCCACAGGGCGTCTTCCGAGAGTACGGCGAACTCCTCGTCCGTGACGGTGTCGAGATCCACCCCGGGAAAGTAGTGGCGCACGTAGATCATCCGCTGGCGGATGCGCTGCTCGTCCGTGACGCGCCACCGGTCTATAAGTTTACCAGCAGGCTCTGACGCGTGGTGATAAGCTCGGAGAGTTGCCCCATGAGGCCGAAGAGGAAGAGCGACTCGTTATCGACGAGCTCCCTGTCCCCGTCAATGAAGCAGTCACGGGCCAGCGTCCGCATGGCTGTCACCTCGTCCTTCTTCGAGGCGGCCATGAACTTCGAGAACTGCGGGAAAGTGGGCTCGCCCATGTAGGCCACGTACACCTCCTTTTCACCGCAATCGGTCTCGCCGAAGACCACCATCGGGTAGATTTTTCGGAGTTTCTTCTCCTCCTTCAATTTGAGAGCCTTCTCCTTGATTTCAGACTCCTGTTTCAGCGTGAGCATCTTTTCATCCATATCGATAGGTTTTTAATTCATCAAAAGAGTAGGAAGACTCCTATCAGAAGGTTGTAAGAAGGCTGTTTTTCTTGGCGGTCCGCCTCGTGTACCCAAAAAAATAAATATACGGCTGGCCGTTTCCATTCCGAACACGGCCAGCCGGTTACCACCGGTTCCATATACAGGGAAAAGCGGCGGCATCCCCGTGTCCGGACAGGGAAAACAGGTGGGAATATTTGCCTGTTTCGTTATTTTGGTGTATATTTGCGGTAAATAATACCACAATGGCGACAAAAATCAACAAAATATTGCAGCAGGTACCGAAGGATGCGCTTCTGTTCTCTTCCTGGATGTCCGATAACGGGATAGACCGGAAAGAGCAGACTTCCTACGTGAAAAGCGGATGGCTCGAACGCGTGGCGCAAGGGGTATACAAAATATCCGGGGCGACCCCCACGCTGTATTCGGCCTTGTCCTCCTACAACAGCCAGCTTTCAAAACGGTGTCACGTGGGAGCTTCCTCGGCGCTTGACATCAGGGGGTTCTATCATTACGCCTCGATGGGAAAGCCCCGGGCTTTCCTGTTCACGCTGAAGGACGAGAGACTGCCCTCCTGGCTGTTGAACGCGCAATGGGACATGACAATACGGTATTTCACCACCTCCGTGTTCGGGGATGACTCCCTGGGAGTGGAGATGACAACGGAAGGGGGTGCCAGGATGCCCGTCTCTTCCCCGGAACGGGCGTTCATGGAATGTCTGCTGCTTGCCCCGACGGACTATTCTTTCATGGATTCTTTCTATATCATGGAGATGCTCACGACACTCCGTCCCAAAATGGTACAGGCGCTGTTGGAAACCTGCACGTCCGTCAAGGTAAAACGGGTGTTCCTTTACATGGCTGAGAAAGCCGGGCACCAGTGGTTCAAGGCTCTGAACGTGGAAAGAATCGACCTGGGCTCGGGAAACAGGTGCCTGGCGGAGAACGGTACGTATATAAGTAAATACAACATGGTAATACCCGAAGAACTTGCGAATTATGAATAACGTGTACGCCCAAAAAGTGGAGCTGCTGCTCCGGATAATCCCCCTCATCGCCGAGGACGAGTGTTTCGCCATCCACGGCGGGACGGCAATCAACCTGTTCCTTAAAAACTTACCCCGGTATTCGGTCGATATTGACCTGACATACGTGCCGTTGGAAGACCGCGCCACGAGCCTGGCAAGCATAGACAGGCACCTGAATGCCATAGCCACCAAAGCCAGACGGGCATTCAAAGGCATGAATATCGTTCCCGTACCGGCAACCAGCAAGCTGCTGTGCGAATATAGGGGAAGACAGATAAAGATAGAGGTCAACCAGACCAAACGCGGGATTGTCGGTGGCCACGTGCAAGTACTGCCGTTATGTGACAGGGCGCAGGAAGAATTCGGGATGTACTGCGAGGCGAGGATCGTACCGACGACGCTCCTGTACGGCGGAAAGGTCGCGGCGGCCCTCTCGCGCCAGCACCCACGCGACCTGTTCGATGTCCGGTACATGGATGTACCGTTGGAAGAGATCAAGGAGGGGTTCATTTTCTGCCTTCTCGGGAGCGACCGGCCGTTGCATGAATCATTCGCCCCAAACCTGTTGGACCAGACTGACGCGATGGAGAAACAGTTCGCGGGCATGACCGAGACAGAGTTCACGTACAGGCAGTTCGAGGAGAGCCGTACCGGTTTGATACAGTCGGTCAACGCCCTGATGACCGATGCAGACAAGCGGTTCCTGCTGGAATTCGAAAGAGCGGAACCTGTTTGGGAAGGAAGCGGGTACGAGGCATTCCAGGAATACCCGTCCGTGCGATGGAAACTGTTGAACTTGCAGAAACTGAAAAAACAGAATCCTCAAAAGCTGTATTCGGAAGCTGCAAGACTACAATCCGTCTTCGGGCTGTAATCACCCGTTACAGTTTGACCAGTTTTCCCACGATGCCGCACGTTTCCAGAACGGAAGTGTTCCCTTTGTCAAAAGCGATCAGGCATGACGGGGCGCCGGCCGTTCCTCCCTGCTCGCCCGTAACGTGGAAGAAGCTGAGCCGTCCCCTGATAAAGAGTATGGAGTCCGCACCGGGGAATATCAGCTCATGAAACAGCCTCGTGTCCGTGCGGGCGAAAGTCAGCGCTATGGCGTTGCGGTGCTGCGCGCAACGTCGGATGAACTGCACGATGAGCGCCGTGTCGTACGGCGGGTTACAGAACACGCGCCCGAACCACGGCTGTCTGAGCCCGTCATCCTCGATGGTATAATGGTGCCGGGCCGTGTCCCACGGGCGTTTCACGGGAGCGCAGGGGTCCAGATCAAACGGGCCCAGCCGCCCCAGGATGGCGGGCGGCGTGAGCCACTCGTTTTTCCCTGTCGAGGATTTGCCTTCAAAGGTCACGTCCATAAGCCTCAGATTGTATCGCCGTCACCTATCTGGATGTCAAAGGGATTGAGGTCGAACTCGTGGGTGATGTTCGTGTCGTCCTGCTGCGATTCGAGACAGTCCTCGGTGAAGATGCAGCCCTTGAGCGTCACGGTCGTGGTCGTCCAGTCGTCCGAGGCCATGGGGTTGGCAAAAGAGATGATCAGGTCGAACTCCCCGATTTCAAGCAGCGAGCCGTACACAGAGCGCAGCGTCTGCTGCGTGGCGTAGTCCATGGTAATCGAGGCCGTGTAGGTGATGTTCCCGAAGCCGCGGCTGACGGGCTTTCCACCCATGCCGTAGTTACTTTCCACCTTGCGTTTCTTGGACCACTTGATGGCCGACACACCCTCGAGCGTGGTGGAGCCCTCGTCGATGCCGAGGGCGGTCGATGCCAGGGTGATCATCGACCAGCTGTATGCCACGTTATTGATTACTGCCATGTCATTCGATTATTTTGCGGTTAATGAAAGTCCCTCCTCGACGTAGATCTTCACGGCTACCCCGACCGGCACGATGACGTAGGAGATGCGGAGCGTGTCGTCCACCAGCACGTTCTGGTTGGCGTCGATGGTGACAGCATAGCCGCTGATCTCCTGCGCCGCCTGCATCTTGGCGAGGATATCGCCGACAAGCGTCTTGAAGGAGGTTATCTTGGATGGGGCGAGGTAGCCCGTCGAGGGGTTGACCATCAGCGGCGAGTTGACGTACGGCAGGAGCGCCTCGCGCACGGCACGGCGGCTCTTGTTGATGGTACGGTTGCGGGCAATGGTGCGGTAGTCCCCCGTGGAGCAGGTCTGGTCTTTCGAGATGTAGATGCCGTTCTCACGCCCGGCGTACTTGATCGGGAAGATGTATCCCTTGTCGTCGAGCTCGTCCAGCAGCGAGGGGGAGAGCGACTCGTAACGGTTCAGGCTCAGGAAATTCTCCTCCGCCTCGTCAAGGTTGATGTCGCCGAATCCCAGCTCTATCTCCTGGAAGTGGTCCGTGAAAAGGTTGAACTGCTTCACCCACGCGACGGACTCGTGCACGCCGGCCCTAGAGATGGCCCCCATCACGGCCCCGAGGAACCCGACGGGCGTGTGGTTCACGTTACGCATCTGCATGAGCGTGACGGTCTCGTGGTGCGCCTGCCCGAAGATGCAGCTGACACGGCTCGCCTCGCAGATGCATGAGGGAATCCTGTTCAGGTCGATCTGGCGGCCTTCGGTGGTGTCTCCTCCCGTGTTGGAAGGGTTGGCCGAGAGGACGAGCGACAGGGGCTGGTTCAGCTCCGCCAGCGAGACGGCCACGTCGTTCAGCCCCTTGACAAGGTTCAGGCTGTACTTCTCCGCCGCGCTGGCGGCTTTCCAGAGCGGCTGCTCGGTCCAGATGCCCATCTGGTTGATCATGCCGCCGGCCGCGCGCTGCATGATCTCGACGGCCTCCCACGAGGAGGAACAGTCGGCGAACATCACGTAGAGCCTGCCCGTGCCGTTCACGTTGCCCGACATGCGGAAAAACTCCCGGATATGGTAGGCCGGAATACCGTGCAGGAAGTTCACGTTCGCCTCTTCCTCCTCGGTCGCCTCCACGCGTTCGATAATGCCGAAGTCGTTGACGGCGGACTTGAAGGAGGTGATGTAGCACACGTCGCCCGGTTTGAGTTTCGTCTCGTTCGTCTTGCCGTATCCTTCCGTGAAGAGTGTCGGCTGCAACGACACGTCGAACAGCAGCCCCGTCACCTTCTCGTTGGAGGAGCCCGTATCGTACGGGATGTTGCCATCCACGTCCTTGATGAAAACATTTCCGAGTGCCATAGGTTATGATTGGTCTTTAAGCTGGTTATAAAAAGGATTCTCATACAGCACCGCCTTGCCCCGGATGGCGGCCGGCGTGTCCGGGGAAAAAGTCCCGCCGTGCGCGTCGATGTAGAGCGAGGGGTAGCCCGGGAATTTCTTCAGCAGTTCCGACGCGAAGGCGTCCGGCATCCGTGCCTCTGCGTGCTCCCTTTCTTCCGGCTTTGCCGGAGGTGCCGTTTCCGCATGCGCGGGTTCCGTACCGTTTGCCGTTTCCGTCGTTTCTGTCGTATTTGCCGGTCCTCCCTGCGGGGTGTCGTCCGTTGTGACCGGAGGTTTTTCCTCCGTGTTGATTTTCTTTGCCATGATGGTCGGGTAAAAATTTGGGGAGCGGGGTTTCGACTCCGCTCCCCGGGTGAGACATTCAAATCAGATGAAAGGTGGTGTATGTCGTTTATTCGGTTTTCTTGTAGGCGGTATGCACGACGATCTCGCCCGGGCGGACGATGTTCACGTCCATCTTCATTCTCATCTGGAAGAAGAAAAGCTCGGAATTGGCCTGCAGGCGGTCGATTTTCAGGATGTCCGTGTCGTTGGCGTAATCGACACCCATCCACAGGTTGGAGTCCATGCCCGTGGAGAACTCGCCCAGAACCATCGTGTGCTCGGGGATACCGACGATGGGAATGATGCGCTTGCCCTTGAAGCGGTACTTGTTCACCTCGGTGTTCTCCGAGTACTTGACCTGCTTGTCCGAGATGTACTGGTCGTAGGCGTCCCAGGCATCCCAACCGACGATGAAGGCCAGCGAGGTCTTCTTGCGTATCTGCTTGGGGCACTTCTTCCACATGGCATAGAGCGCCGCCTCCACCGCGGCCCCGTCCGTCAGCTCGGTCGTTCCCGAGACGACGCACTGCCCGCCGGCGATGGTCTCGGCATCCGTGGCGTTCACGTTGTCGATGATGCGCTTGATGACCCCGTCGAAATACTTCTCGCGGTTGGCGCCGATCTTCGTGCAGCCGGCAGGTTCCGTGACCTTGGCAGCCGTCTCGCCGCCCCTTGCCGCTGTCCAGATGGCGTTGCCGATGTACTCGTTCTTCTTCTCGATGAGAAGGCGCAGCATCGTGGCCTGGATTTTCGGGTCGAGCTCGCGGAAGACAAGGTTCCCCTCGGGCTGCGCGAATTTCCAGTATTTCTCGTAGTCGCGGGGGTTGAACTCCACGTAAATCATGAAATCCGAGGGTTCGAGGTAGCGCTCGGTGAGCTGGTACTCGTTGAAGCCGTCCTCACCCTTGGCGCCGTGGATGGGCTGCGGGGTCGGGATATTGTCCTGGATGACGTTCCCCAGCTTGATGGCCGGGAGCGTGTAGCGGTGCTGGATTCCCGTCTTGATGTGGATAAGGCCCTCGCGCACCGTGTCGTTGCCCTGCACGGTATAACTCAGAAGGTCTTCCAGCACCTCGCCGGAGTAGCCGTTTTGAAGGAAATTTACAGTATCTGCCATTGTCGAATGAGTTTGCTTGTTTTACAGATGAATCTCAGCCGACTGGCGGACACTTTTCCGCGCGAGGCATGATGCCTCCGGCATGTCAGTTTATAAGGTTCAGGGGTTCCCCTTGGGCGGGGATTACCCGAGCTTGCGGAACTCGAAGTTTTTGCCCACGACCTCGGTGACCTTCTCGGCCATCAGTTGCTCGGCCGTGCTGGCCGCCTCCGCTGCCGCCTGCACGTTCCCCGGGTCGGTGGCGATAGCCCGCGAGATCTTTTCCCGGGCGGGAATGGAAGAGAGCGTGCTCTCGGCAAGAGTGAAGTTCGAGGTGGCCATCTCCACCCACTGGGCTTTGGCCTCGCGGTCGATTTTCCCTTCGGTGATGGCGTTTTCGACCAGTGTCTCGATGCGGGACGCCTGCTCCTCTTTCTCCTTCTTGCGGTAGTCGGAGAGCTGCGACGTAGCCTCCGAGAGGTCTTTCTGCAGGTTCTGGATCGCGGCTTCCTTGCCGGCGATGACCGTCTGGGCGTCGCTGAGCGACTTTTCCAGCTCCTTGTACTTGGGTTCCAGTGCCGCCAGCTCCGAGATGCGGGCCATGACATCCTTGACCTCCTTATCTTTCATGCCGAGCGAGGCGGCAATGGCGCCGTACTCGAAACCTTGTGTCTTGTTTTCGTTTGCCATATCGTTTTCCGTTTGATTAAGAGTAGGTACCGCCGCGTCGAAAAGTTTATTCCCGGCCGCAACGCGGTTCATCAGTTCCTGTATGGAGGCCGTGTCGGTCATCGCGGCTATCTCGTCATGCACCTTCTCGCACAGCTGCTTCGAGGTGCGGATGACGTTTTCCGCCGGGATGATGCCCGCCTTGACGGCGGCCTGGGCATCGAAGTAGGTGCCGTCCTTGCCCGCCTCGCCGTCCATGATGGCGCGGACGTGTTCCGCTTTCAGGCCGAAACGCTTGCGGTAAATGGTCTCTATCTGCCGGGTGAAGGCCCGCACCATATCGGACACGCCGTCATCCGTGTCATCACCGGGCAGCATGGGGTTGTGGATCATCAGGATGGCGTAGTCGCGCATCAGGGAGCGTTTGCCGGCCGCCCAGATAATGGAGGCCATCGACGCCGCGACACCCTCGATGACGCACTCGGTATCGACTTTGGAGTTGGCGATGGTCGAATAGGTGGACATGCCGTAAAGCACGCTGCCGCCCTCGGAGTTGATCAGCACGCGGATGCACGAGGGCCGGACAATATTTTCCAGGAAGTCGAACTCGTCGTTGAAACGGGAGGTCGTCTCTTCCGTCACGCGCCCGAAAAAGCGGATGACGGCCGGCTCGCCCGTTTTCGCCTCGCCGACGACGTATTCAAGTGTATTTATGTCCATGGGAACTGTCTTTTGGATAAGAGTAGCGGAAGAATGCGCGAAAGGTTGAAAACAAAAGCGGGAGGTGTACGCTTCCCGTTCCGTGTGTTTTTGTCCTGCCGTTTTCCAGTCATTCGAACAGGCTCAGGATAAAATCCCGCCCTTGGGGTGTCCAAACCGTGAACGTGCAATAGAGCGGTTCCCTCGAGGTGTCGAATCCGTTCTGGAAGGTGCGTTTGCAGGTGTACCCCTTGCCGTCGTACTCCGGTGTCGGCACCCAGATATGCCCGCGACGGCGTTGTATACCCTTCTCCTGCAAGATGCGGTTGAGTTCCGCACCCGTCATGCCGAGCTCCGCGGCGATTTGCGAAATACGGTAAATCCGTTTATCGTCAGGGTTGCGGCTGCCGTGCACCTTGTCGTAGAACTCCACTTTGTGCATCTGGGACTCCAAGGTGTCGAGCAGCCGGTCGTTCTCTTCCCGTAGGGCGATGCTTTCCGCATAGCTGTCGCGCAGGCGCTCCACGACTTTCAGGACGAACCGCGGGTCTTCGGCAGCACGTGAGACAGTATCGGATGTCGCGGTCATGCCGTACCGCAACAGCTCCTTGATGCGGTCGTTGCACCAGATGGCGAAGAGTGGCGAGAGCCAGCGAGCGAATTCCAGTGCCACGTCCTCGTGGAAGAACGTGCCCTGGATGCCGTTACCACCCCGGATGACCCGTACCAGTTCCGTTCGGGGAATTCCCCGAACGGCTGATAACGAGGTGATAAACTCTTCCGTCTGTTTTAACCGGGTCCAGTCGCTGGGCTGCTTGCGGAATGGTTTGGCCATCTCGGAGGCGTTGACCGTCACTTGACGTTCCCCGATTCCGAAAGTTACCGGGTAGTCGTTGTAATCGAATGTCCGCAATGTAGTTTTCATCTTTTCCGTTTTGAATGTCTTTTCTGTAAGCGTAGGACCCATCCGGTAAAAAAGATTGTCCCCGGCCCTGTTTTTTATGGATTTTCGTCGTCGCCTTCGTCCCCGTCCGTGTCTGCCGGCGTGTCCATCTCCACCGACGGCTCGAACCCGGTCGCTTCGTCATACGCCGGCTCCGCGTGATGCCCGTGTCCCTGGCTGTCATGTTGCGGGGCGTCGCTGTGTTGTGTGAACGGAGGCATAACGAGATAACGTTCCACCCAGTTCCGGTAGCGCCATGCCGAGGACTCGCGGAACCACACCTCGTAATCGATCCAGTAGGCCTGCAGCATGTTGGTCGTGAGCGGCATGTCGAAGTACGTGAGGTTACAGCGCTCGCTAAGTGCCGGCTCCCGGTCCTTGGCATCTTGGATAGCCACGTTCAGGCGCTGGAAGACGATGAACGGGTCGCACTCGCGTTCCGGGTCGGAGTTGTTGAGCGTGTCGAGGATGAAGCGCACGCGCATCGTGGCGCGGCCTTCCCCGATACGCTGTTGTTGCACGAGGTAACGGACGTTGATGAAGTGGATGAACACGGCGGGGAACGCCGTCTCGTACTCCGTGTTCTCGCCGCGCACGATACGGGCGAACTGCCCGTTGTCGATGGCGACGGTCTTGAACAGCGGCGGCGAGAGCGGGTTGTCCGGGTCCTCGCGGACGGTGAGGATGGCGCGACGCACGGCATGGTACATGTTCACGAACGGGTTCTCCGCGACTTCTTCCGGCTGGTAGTTTGTCACCGGAGTTTGTTGCCGGGGTGGTTCTACAGGATGCTTGTCTTTTATCATACGCCCGGGAATCCATTAAAAATCATGTCGGTGAAACGCGAGGCGACATGCCCGTCTATCTTCGGTGAGAATCCGATGAAGGGACGGTGCACGGGACGCCGCGAGGAGTACTGGTTCACGGTGTAGAGTCCGAATTTCGGGTCCGTGTTGTGGACGGCGGCGTAGTTCTGGTACCGCCCCTTCTTCCGTCCCCGTTTCCCCCGTTCCGGCGTGCTCTTCTCCGTGGTGTGAATCCAGTAATAGGCGCCTTTCCGGAATATCCGCGTGCGGTCGGCCCTCCGTCCGACGATATCGACACGCCCAGCCTCGCCCTCGATGCCCCGGGCCAATGCTCCCGTATCGTTCATCACCGGATGGGTGAATTTCCTGCCCCAGCGGGAAGTGCGCGGGGCCCACCTCTTCCCGTTGAACCCGCCGACGGCGAAGGAGGCCTGAAACTGCTCCTTGGCGTACTCCCCGGCCACCGTTGCGAAGTCGAAGGCGTTGTTCTCGAGACGGCTGGCCATCGCCGTCGTCCACTTTCCCGGTACCCACTGGGCACAGAATTCATCGAGCGTGATCTTGGACATGGTAGAACCTTTCTTTTAAGCGTTTCACGATTTGTTGTACTTCCTCCGGCAGCGGCTTGGAGAAATAGGCGTGCGCCGAAGAGAATATCCTGCCGCCCGTGGCCAGGCTCTCCCGGAAGACGGGGTCCACCCGCCCGCGGTATTCTTCACCGGCAGGAAGTGCCCCGTGCACCGACGCGAAGCCGTCCGCGACGAGAAAGCAGCGGCAGCCCCATTCGATGGGCGGTATCAGCTCCGGCGGGAACTCGGACTTGCGGTATGACAGACCTTCGAGCGAGAGGTGCCATGGCCGCACGCGCTCGTCCCCCTGCGTCATGTAGGTCACGACGGTTTCGGGGCTTATGGTCAGCCACCACGCCGCCATCGAGGCGGCAAACAGCACCTGGTCGTTCTCCCGGGCGGCGTAGGTCAGGTTGTAACGCTCGCATAGGGTTTCGTATGCGGCAATCTCTTCGACCCGCGGCTCTCCGGGAAGCTCTTCCAGCAGGGCGGTCTCCTCGGCGGCGGCGAAGTCCACGAGATTGTCGACGGCAGCCAGAAGGATGTCCCGCTGCCGGCGTTCCCGCTCCGTGGTGAATTCATTATGACCGCGCAGGATATCCAGTGCCCGGTCAAGGTCCAGCCGCAGGCCGGTCAGGGCACGGTCCACGAGGAACGAGGCACGCAGCGTGATGATATCCTCGATAATATCCTTGCGTTCGGCGCTGTTCTCCCAGAACAGCATCAGCCGGCGGAACGCCTCCCGTATCACCTCGTACTCTTTCCGCGTGTCTGTCTTCTCGGCCCTTGCGGCAAGGATACCGGGGAGCGGAAGCCGGGCCGTTACTCCGTTCCCCGCAGAAAATTTGCGACCTTCACGCCCCGCGGATGGCCGTATCGCTTGTAATACTCCTCGTCGGACATGATATGGCGGTCATTGCTGCTGCCGCCGACAGACACTCCGCCCGTACCGCCGTAGGCGCCGTCCGGAATCACGTTGAGCTGTTTGCCGACATTGATGCCAAACTCCTTCTCGATCTCGTCCGCCGCCACCTCGTACTTGTCCGTGATGAGCGAGTAGAGCTTGATACGGTCCTCGTTGTTCATCTCGATACGGTTCGAGTACTTGAACTCCAGGCCGTCGGGAATGTAGCCCATGGCCACCAGACGGGGAACGACCTCCTCGTTCATCACGTTCTCGATATACCTGCGGTAAACCTCGATGCGGTCCCGGAAAATATCCTGGTGGGCTTTCGTGGAACCCACGTACGACTGCATGCCGCCCGCCATCGACTCGCTTCCCAGCACGAGGTTCGAGACCTCCTTGTTGACGAACTCGATAAGTCCCGTGTAGATCTTCTCCGAGTTGGACATGGTGAAGGTCTTGATGTCCACCTCGTCCTCGATGCCCGTAACGACCACCTTGTTCTGCGCGGCGTTGGCGATCTCGTTGGCCAGGCGCTTGCGGTCCGCGTTGCTCTCCGAAACGGTCTTGCCATGTATGATGGGCTGCCCGTACGTGTGCGAGAAGTTGACATAGTTGGCGACGGTGAATTTCTTGGCCAGGATGAGCGGCGTCGTGGCCGAAAAGAGCCCTAAATCCCCGGAATTGACGAGAATATAGTTCTTCGCGTAGGTCGCGTGACGCAAATCCCAGTGCGGCTCCCAGATGCCCTGACGTTTGAGGACGATACGCTGGTCCGCCAGCACGTTGCGCCGCTCGATGCTGTTCACCTCGGCGAGCTTGCCCGTCTTCGCGTCGATGGCGGGCATGATTTCCAACAGGGTGTAGCCATAGAGCTTGGATTCCACGATGCCCTTGATGATTTTGTCGAACTGCGAACCCTGAATTTTCTGCGTCTGCTCCACATCCTTGATGTACTTGCCCTTCTCGTTCATGCGGGCGAGCATGTAGCGGTCACCCAGTATCTGGCTTTCGAGCGTCTCGATGACGGCGCGGATATGGGCATCCTGCTGAAGGCAGGCTTCGTACAGGTCGATCAGGCGCGCCCGGTCGTCGAGGATGCACCCGAGCAGCACGTCCTGACGCGAGGAGCGGTAGCGGTTGTCGCGCTCGATCTCGCGGACGTATTCCTGTATGGTCTTCTTCGAGGTCCGGAATATGCTCTCCAAAAGGGACCCGTTGAATGCGTGGTCGGATGTCGTCATTTGCAGGCGGTTTTACCTAAAGAGTAGCGGCGTTTCCCGGCGAAGGTTTTTCCCGAAAAAAAGTATATGGAACAGAGAGGATTTAAGGTTTGAGAGTCAGAGAAAAATGCGTTATCAAAATATATAGATTTTGCGCCTATTTTACGCATTAAATAGCTAATAATCAACGAAAATAATTCAGGCAAAATCTGAAAATAAATGCCATTTTATTACTATATTTATGATTGGAATATATAAATTTGCGTTCAATTTTCAACAACTTACGTCATGGAAAATAGAAAATGAAAACCGTTTCGATTCCTTGCCGGCAGATCCGGTACAAGGAATTTCCCGAACTGCTTTTCGGAACGTCGCGGGACGGCGACGGTCCGTACTATTTCGACGCCACGCATTTCATCCGCGCCCGGGGCAACGGGCAGCGGCACAACGTGCGGGAGTTCCGCCTGGCTTTCCATCACTGGATAGAGGCGCTCTCCGGGGCGTACGGAATAGATACGGAAGACCTTGTCGTCCGCGACGAAGCGTCGGGGCACCTGTTAATTGATGAATGTCTGGCTTTGCTGTTCGTCGTCTACATCGAACCTTCTTTCGGTGCCTACATGTTGGAGCGCCTTTCGGAGATGCTGATCGACGGCTTTTCTGTTTCGGACACGTGGCTGGCCAAAGCGGCCGGCCTTAGATTTACGCGCGAGGAATTAACACAAATTTTAGAGAATTATGAGACGTAGCAATTTTAAGCGGCCGAAGACGGTACTCGTCTTCAACGGGGCACAGGTCCTCGTCGCTGTCATTCGCTCGCTCCATAGCGCGGCGGAACTGACGAAAGGTAACTTACAGGCTATTTCATTCTGCTGCACGGGCAAGTATGTCTGCAGCGGCGGGCTTTACTTCCGGCACCTGCACCCCGATGTCGAGGTGGGGCTCGACGACCTCGACAACCTGCAGTTACAGGAGTACGACGCCCTGTGCGGGGAGAAGCGCACCTACTACTCGGTACGGCAGATGGCCCGCAAACGTGTATCACGCCAGAAGAAAAACGATAACGACGAAAAAGAGAGATGACTATGAGAGAAAACAGAAAGGTTCCGTTCCGCGACACGACCATTCGCGTATCGCGGAACCATGACGGGATGCTGCACGTGTCGGCGGACGACGTGTGCGGAATCCTCAAACGCGACGAGCTGCTCAAAAAGGGCGGCATCGCGAAAATCTGCCCGTCCGCCATCCGGATGCCGCTGCGCAAGGGCGGACATGAGTTGTGGGTGTTCCGTCCCTTGGACATGAGGCGGCTCCTGCAGTACGTCCGCAAGGAGAGTATTCTACCCCGTGACCTGTTCGACGATCTGGAAACATGGGGCAACCAGCTTTTCGAACTGGAGGCCGGAAACCTGCACCCGCAACGGCAGGCGGACACCGTCTGCCATTTCGCGGAGGATTTTCCCGTGACATTCCGACGCGTCGGCGACAAGCTGATGGTCAACGCCACGCAGATCACGATGCGCTACGACAAAATCCCGTCCGAGTGGCTCCGTATAGCTGCCACGGACCACCTGCGCCGCGAGCTGGCACGCACCGGACAAACGGACCGTTACGAGTTCCAGCTCTTCACCACGCGGGGACGCGGCAAGGGCGCCACGTGGATAGAGTCGCCGCTGCTTGTCCCGCTGGCGCGTTGGATAGCGCCCGATACGGGACTGGCCGAATGGTGTGAGGAGCAACTCGTGATGCTGGCGGCAGGTCGGGTACGGCACCGGCCGGTGCCGCGCGGGGCGGAAACCGGCAGCCTGCCATGTCTGGACCGTCCCCTTCCGGCGAACATGGAGGAGGCACTCTCGCAAGTCGACGAGCTGCGTAAGACCGTACGGGAGTTCCTGCCCAAGGCAGCCTTTTACGACGAGTTCGTCGAGAGGCGCGAGTGGTTCAAGAGCACGCGTATCGCCGATGAGCTCAACACCTCGCCGCGTGACCTGCATCGCTTTCTCCACGAGGAAGGCATCTGCATGTACAGCAAGCAGCAGTGGGTCGTGCTCCCGGCATACCGCTCCTGGCAGTGCGACGTTCCTTACACTTGGGAGAACGACCGGGGCGAGGTCTTCACCTTCGGTTCCCGCAAGCGCTGGACTCCGGTGGGACGTGAGTGTATCATCGAACTGTGGTGGAGGAAACACCCCGAATACCGTTGAGTATGGAGACAGCATTACAACGAATCATCCGGAAAACGGGACGCAAGCCCGTGGAATGCCGGTGCGCCGCGTGCAGGGCACAGTGCCGTACCCCGTGTCTCGGCACGCCGGAGGATATCCTTCGTCTGCTCAAGGCCGGCCACAGGCGACGGCTCGCGCCAACGCTCTGGGGTGTGGGATTGCTGCTCGGGCGGCTTCCCTACGCGGTGCTGATGGTACAGGCCCGACGGGAGAACGGGTATTGCACCTTCTTCCGGGACGGGCTGTGCGAGCTGCACGAGGCCGGACTGAAACCCACCGAGGGCAGGCTCTCGTATCACACCATCACCGTGGAGAACCTCAAGTTCGGGCGTTCGCTCTCATGGAACGTCGCCCGGGAGTGGCTGAACGGGAGGAATGACGCGGTCATCGGCGAGATCACCCGCCTGATGGCGGAATAGACAAGAACCCGGCAGGCAGACGCATGACAGTATTAACCCGTTAATTCCTCACCGCCGGACATCTGCCTTCCGGGTCTGTTTTAATTCGTACTGGTTACAAACAATTCATACCGGTTGGGGCTATCCTTATCCAAAGAACTATTTGATAACCAACAGTACGAGTATGAAACTGAAAAAGAGAATGACATTCGACGAGATGGCAGCGCATCTTGTCGAGAACACAGGCAAGGTGGCGAACCGGGTAACCGTGGGACGCTACGCCAGAAAATTAGGGTACTCCGTCTATAAACCGATGATCAAGGGGAAAATCCGGCATTGCTATCTCAACGAGGCGATACGGGAAGAGTCGGAAGAGGTTGAACGGAAAGATGCGAAGGAGGAGAAAAAATGAAAAGGGAGCAGGCTTATTTTTATCAGGTCTACAAGGGCCTTGTCATGGGGTTCGGCATGTGCGAGGCGGTCTTCATGGCATACATGGCGGACCTCGACCGGCTCAGGAGGTCGGGAGCGGATACCCTTTCCGGGCTGAACGCGCATCTGGGCGCTACCGGAATGGGCCGGAGGTCTTTCGAGCGGTGTGCTCGGAAAGCCGTCCGCATGGGGCTGCTGGAAAAGATACCCGTCGACGGCAGGTACGACTACGTGTGGAACAGCACGGCATACGCCAGACTGGTGGAGATCGTCTCAACCAACACAAGCTACGTGGTCTTGCGGGAGTTCTGCGACAGGGTGTTCGAGGCCGAAGGCAGGGAGGTGTCGTCCGTTACCGACCGTGAGGTGAGAATATTGAGGAATACCCCTTTTCCGAGGGGCGATAGACAATGAATGCCGGGGATACCGCCGTATGGAAACGCCGAGTCTTCGGCGTTTTTTTTTGTGCCCCGCGGTTTCGAGCCTGGATTCCCGCGAAAGGCGGCATCAGAAACGTATCTTGTTCAAATGTTCAGATACCCTGTACTTTTGTACAAATATCCTGAACGGGAGGTTGTACGAAAATACAATGAGTACAAGATATAGTATAAGATAACAAGAACAGATAGTTGTACTTTTTTCTTTGAAGCAAAGAAAAAAGATACCAAAAAAGAAACGATAATGGACAGACGGCATACGCCGTCTGGGGAATTTTTGGCTTTATTAAGAAAGGATATTGTGCTACCCGAACATAGAACGACAGGGTATCTTTTTCTCTGGAACCCAGATAAGAAAATGAAGGAACAATAACCGTCATTTCTTCTTGCCTCTGCCTTCAACGTCGCTTTTCCCGACGCATCGACCTTCCGCCTCTGCCCCGTGCTGCACACGCAGGACCGATACGAAACATTCCCGCACGTTCCTGATTGCCTCCGGGGACACGAAATAGTTTCCGGCCGCCCGGCGCTTACGGTCCCGAGGCTTGTAAGCATCCCGGGCTTTGCGAATTTCTAGGTATTCATCCAGATAGTAGTAGACCTGCCCCCGTGACGGGCGGTTTCCCACTACTTCCACACTGCGCAGGTGGCCGTTCCAGACGACACCCTCGGCTGCAAGCGCACGGTCGAACTTCACGCGGGCCGTGGAACCGACAGGCTGTATCTGGAAGTCGGCAGCGACACCGGCCACCTCGTACATCGAGTACATGGGGCGCTCTCCCTGACGCATCATGCAGTACATGACAATATGTCCTCCGGCGTCGATCTCCTTGAAAACCCCGATAATTACATCCTCGCCGAGTGTGCTGAGTTGCACACGCGCTCCCTTCCGGGGTATGTAATCGTTCTTTTTCAGCCGGCATTGGCGCATATCCCAAAGCAAACGGCTGCCATTCAGCAAACGTTGTAACACCCTTTTCTCTTCCTGCGAGGCCGGACGGCAATCGTCCAAACGCATCACGACCTCCTCCACGCATAATTCCCCGTCCACGGTACACCGCGCGGCTACGGCTACGCAATTCCCTGAAATGCCGCCTACGACACCTATTTCCGATGTCGTACGGTTCACTACGGTGCTCCCTTTACGAATCCGCTCGTACGAGGAGGCACAGGTTGCCTCGGATTTTATCTGTTTTTCTGATCTCGATTCCATGTTCACTTTCCCGTCCGTCATTCATGCGTGCATATACACAAAAAGGACGGTTTGACAAATATATACATTATTAGATAAATAAACGGGAAGGCGGCAGCCAAAACCTCGTCTTTTAATATAAATAAGCAAAAACCGAGCAAATATGTCAGATTCTTACGCAATGGAAATACCCTGTATATCGTGTAGAAGGTTGATAGACAGCCTCCCGGACACCGGATAAAAGAGAACTGAAATGCTGCATCCTGATACCCAGACCCGTACAACGAAAGTCCTCGCACATGACGGCATTCCCCGGGTAAGGAAACGGGCGGGAAGACTGTATATAAACGCCCCTTGAAGAGGCCATGCCGGAAGCCGGAGGCACCAAAAGAGCTCGAAAACCTGTATATTTTTGAAAATTGCAAACTGCTGGCAGGACACGGGGATAGCCTGCAAAACAGCGCCCTTCGGACGTATATATTCTGCCCCTTGCTTACAGTTTCAGTGCCGGAAGGCGTTCCGGAGCCCTTTTCAAAAACGGGACTTGAAAAAATGGCCCGAGGACAGAAACCGAATCCGCACCCGCAGGCATACCCTCCCCGTTCTTTTTCAAATTATTACTACATTGATTATCAATGCTTTATTTGTTTTACTTTTGTATAAAGTAAACCTGAAACCGCTTTTTTGTCCGTTATTGCTTACAAATTGAAAGCAATAAAAAATTTTTTTTCATGATACACAACTATAAAAAAGAAAACCGTCTTGTTAAAACGCTGTAAAACAGCCATTTATGTAAAATTTCATTTTATTACACACTTTGAAACGGGCTTTTTTTGATTTTTGCAAAGAAAAAAAATTTTCATCTTTTTATAAATAGTTGATATTCAATCGTTTAAAACCATTCCTCGCGCGCGTGCGTTCCATGTTTGGAAAAAGGGGATTTTTAAGGCGGTCTAAAAAATTTTTTTTGAAAAAGTTTTGGAGATTGGAAAAACGGTTTTATAATGCAGTGTACTCGAAAGCCAAACAGAACGGCAGACAAGTACGGAGAAAAAAGAGAAAAAAAATAGATAACTAAAAAACAGATTCAAGAAACAGAAAAAACAGTCCGTCGAGAGCGAGAAACAAAAAGCCCTTTTTGTGGGAAACCTATTTTTGAGGCTTGGAAAATCAAAAATTCGCTTGTTCGCTTTGGAGCGATTAAATAGGGTGTTAAATAACCACACCGAGCAAGACTACAAACCAATGTAGCAAGTTGGAACGGTCTAAAAACGTGTTTTTAGTCCGCATACACAAAGCACGCTAAATTTTGGGAGTGCGAGAGTTGTATGGAAAAAGGACGTGTAAGAATAATGCCATAATTGCGCCCTTGTGCGCTCGGAATAAAATACACGATAGCGGTAAAAACTATCCGCATAGAGGACGCCGGTAAATGTATATGCCAATGCTATACCCAATACCCAGCTCGGCGATAACGCCTAAATGCCTCACCTTACAGTTAGCTGCCGGATTGGGAAAGATCCGGGACGTGCCAGAGAAGCGTCTTGCCGAAATTGGAGTAAAGCAGCGCAGTGCCACGACACGAGTGATGCGTGAGTAAGCCGATACACGATATGCCGAAAGTGCGCTCATTTGGATAGCTCTGCTATGGGGTACGTTATAAGGTGCGACAAAGTTACGAAAAAATTTGCCGTGCAGGGTGAAATGCACGGCAATTTTTTGGGCACGTGGCGGGAAATGCCACACTTTGTACAGCGTGCAAAGGTCGGGGTTCGATTCCCCGGGTGCCCGCAATGCGTGATTTTGCGCAGCAATTGTTTAATTCAAATCATTATGGCAACTTCTAAATTGAACAAGGAACAGTATGCAAACCTCAGCGCGTTTGCAGGTGTAATGCTGGTTTACAGCTCGACCAACCGTGACGGTGAAACGGTGCAGACCGCACAGCATTTCTTAGGCAAGGACTTCGAGCCTGCCGACAACTCGGACGACGAGATTTTCCGTGTGATTAAAAACGTGGTCGCAACGATGTGGCACACCATTGCCGAGGAAAAGCGGCTGCGGCAGGATGCCGACGGTATCCGCTCGAAATTCCGTGCCACAACTCCGGCGGAGATTATCATCTGCGACAAGAACCGTAACCGCATCAAGCACTATGACCTGACGGACAGCGTGTGGGCACGTATCGGGCTTGTACCTACCAGAGTGGATCTGGAGAAATCGAACCGTGACTTTGCCAAGACCATCCATGCGGCTGCAAAGGCTATCCGCAATGCCATGAACTTCGCCCCGAACCTCGCCAGCCTCGCAAAAGCTGAAAAGGCAGACAAGAAAAACGGCAAGAAAGGCGGCAAGGCAGCGGAAAATGCCGAAAGTGCGGCAACCGTGACGGCTGAAGCCACAACCGCAACCGAACCGGTGAAGGAAGCCGCGTAACGTGCGGACAGGGTGAACAATCTGCCGGAACAGGCGGATACGGGCAGGCATGGTGCCGTGAAAGCGGCGTGTGCCTGCCTTTTTCGTATCTGCCACCGTGTGGGGCGCTTCTCCGGGTACCTGCCGGAAATACGCCCTTTTCGTTCCGGGTAAAACAGTCGTAACATGAAAGAGGAAAAGAATTTCCCGGCGGGAAACGCTGCCGGGGGTGTGCCCGCGCAGGACGCGGAGTACACCGTTGATGACCTGAAAACCGCTCTGGAGGAGTCCGAGCGTTCCCTGCATGAGGCTGTCTTCATTGCCCGCAAGGTGTGGGAACTGGACAGCGACGCCATCCAGTTCGACATCGACGACCTTGTGCAGATAGAATCGGCATTGCAGGAGATATGCAACATCACCGCCGGAATTGACAGCGGGGACGATGGTGAGTAACGGCATAAAGCGCACACGTGCCGCGGAAACTGCGGGGCGTGCACGCTTTTCCGGGCATTGATATACACTATGCCGGGACTGTACCCCGGAATGCCCGCACTTTTCAAATTCAATTCCCAACTTACTTCTTCACGCCGTGAGGCGTTGTGCCCACCTTGTACATAACACGGTTAAGCGCGGTCAGGCGTTCAGCGGAACAACCTGCCGTGCTTCCGCTGTTATCCGTGAGGAGAAGCGGGGAAACGGATATGCCAGAAATAAACAGGACGATATATGATAGAAGTATTCGACGTGAAACGTACCCGCAGTTACGGGTGCTTCGCCAGTTTCAGGGCTGCCACGGACACGCTTGACAGCCTTGCCATCGCGGGACAGCTCGGAAGGGTGCCCGCCGTCAGCGTGTCGGCGTACCGGGGCGGGACGTTGCAAAGGGAATATGACGCCGTGCGTGCCGGTGGCAAATGGCACGTGCCGAAAGCGCCGGAAAAGCGGATGCCGGAGATGAAGCCCACGGGCGGAAGATGCCGCAGGAAATGGTGCAAGGAGTACGCCACGGCGGAGCTGATGTTCCGCGAGGGGTTCCCCGACCACCTGAACCGCAGCTACCCGCTCTCGGCGGACAGCCTGAGACGGTGCAACCGTAAGTGCAGAATCTATATGCAATAGTAAAATGGTAATGGACATGAAAACATTGGCAGACGTGAAACGGAAAATGACGCCCGGCTCGAAGTGGCGGTGCGTCCAGTTGTTCGAGGGCGGACAGGACCTCGGCGTGCGTGAAATCGGCAAGGTGCAGGGTAATGCCGTGGCGTTCCTCAAACCCGACGGGAAACTCTCGTGGTTGTGGTGGCCCAAGGCAAAGGACGTGAAGGTGGAGGGAAACTCCTTCACCGTGCTCCAGAACGGGGTGCCGAAACTCAAGTACACCCTCTCCGAGTAGGGAGAAAGGAAAATTCATGCAAAATAATACGAACCAATATCAACTATGGGGGCTTCATGCCCCTATGCTTTTATAAACAGGAAGGAAGAAACATGGCGAAAATAACGAAGAAACAGGTGGATGCCATCGATGCCGCGTGCCGGAACGGGTTCAGTTTCGACCGATACGGTTTCACGGTGCTGGGCGAAAAGCGCCTTTCGAGGAGCGTCACGCTCGTGGAAGACGGCAAGGAGGTGAAACTCACCCTCGGGTGGCAGAATGAAACAGTGAAATACACGAACAAGCACGGCTGTATCGTGTCGGCCCGTACCGGAAACGTGGTGCCGCAGCTGCACTGCTCGGTATGGGAGAAGGCTCCCGGGGAAAGTTGCTGGCACAGCCACGGGCTGGGGAAGTTCCACGTGTTCAGGGACAAGGCTTTCCCGAAACGGATGATGAACCGGCTGTGCGGGGTGACGGAGCTGGTCACGGACGAGCTGGTGTGCGAGATGCTCCCCGAACGAGAACGCGAAGAATTCAGACAGAAAATACAGGAGCGGAATGGAGATGAATAATTTATCCACCCACCAGCGGGGCGTGATCCTGCGCGGCATCTGCGGCGGCGCCGCGCTGAGAGACAAGTCGCCGCGAATTTCTGAAAACAATACCGTCATAGTCTGCGCCGGAGAGCTGGAGATCTGGGACATCTGCTGCATCAGCAGCGATGCCGAAGCCTTCGGACTGAAACCGTCCTTCAGTTATGACGGGCAGACGAGAATCACTTTCACCCCCAAAGAACAAGCGGAATGAAATCATATTACTACCTGGACTGCCTGCACCGTGAAATCTTCCTTGAAGAGGAGGATATTCAGGCCGTGCCGGAAAGCGGGCGGGCGGACGATGCCTGTGCCGCCATAGCGGAAAAGGCATACGTCGCGGAGCAGTTCCGGACGGATTCCTTCCCCACACTCAAGGAGGCCGTAAACAGCCTGTGCGACACGCCTGACATACGCAGCCGCCACGACGCCCTGATGTATATCGTGTGGATGGCGGCACTGGACATCAGGGAACGGCGTACTCTGCGCCATGGCGAAGCCGCCATCAAGGTAACCCGTGAAGACGGTTTCGTGTGGCTGCTTGTACCGGCGGAAAAAGCCCGGAAGCTATGGGAGGCGGATGTTTTCGCCCTGTACAGGCTTTACGCGGATGACTCGGAATCCCTGATCGAAAGCGAGGCGGATCTGGAATCGGCCATCGAGGGCGGATACCGGATAGGTATCGAGGTGGGGTTCGCCTCCGTAATGGGTCATGCCGCCCGGATGAAACAACAATAAAAATCGAGAACAATCAAACAACAATCAAGACGAAAGGTATGGAAACAACATTATTGACAAAGAAAAATGCCCACCGTGTGACCATGGTGCGGCGCGTGGACGCCCCGGGCAGCGAACCGGTGGCGTTCCATTTCAGGGGAAAGAGATACGGGTACTGCAGCTACGCCCACCTGCTGGGTGACCCTGCCAGGGAGGAAATCCTTGCCCCGGCGAATTTCAAGGACTGGGAAGTCGTGAAAGTGGCGCACCCGGGCTACCTGGAAGAATATTTCAAGCAGGCGTGCGACTCCTACAATCTTACCTCCTTCTCGCCCGAAGAACGCGGCGAAACGGACATCGCCACCCACGAGAAGGAACTGCACGGGGACCTGACGGCAATGCCAGAGAACCAGAGGGAACGTTACACGGAGAACTACAAGCGGTATTTCTCTGCCATGATTGCCGCGAACGGCCGCTGTGCCAGCGCGATGATCACGGGGCCTGCACGCTTCAACACCTCCCGTAACGAGAAGGCCTGCAACAGCCACGCCAAGAGCGTCACGGCGTTCCGGGAATGGCGGGAACGTGCACTCGAAGCGATTCGCAAGGCTACCGAAGCGGCCAAGCCCGAGGAGCAGCGTCTCGAGGAGGAGTGGCAGAGGGTCAAAGCCCTTATCGACGATGCCGCCTCGACCATTCACGGTATCGATACGGGTACGGTACGAGGCTATAGCCGCGCTCTTTTCGTCAGCAACCTCGCCGGGCGGCTCTCCACCTACGTCAATCATGGCAACGTGGAAATCATCGACCGTGCCGTCGCTTATCTGCGGGAATGGAACGACAAGGTCAAGAAACCCATCGTCACGGCACGCCACTCGATCTTCAAGTATCCCGAACTCGTCCGCAAGGTACAGGAAAAGCAGCAGGAACGGGCGAGCCGCGAGAACAAGGAAGTTCCCTTCGACGGCGGCAAGGTGGTCTACAACTTCGAGGAAGACCGCCTGCAAATCCTTTTTGACAAGATACCCGATGCCGATATGCGCACGACCCTGAAACGCAACGCCTTCAAGTGGTCGCCGCGCAACCAGGCATGGCAGCGGCAGCTCACCCGCAATGCCGAATATGCCGCCGGCCAGGTGTTGAAAATAACCATTTAACCCGGCTGCTTATGAAATACATCATCGATTCACGTTATTTCGACGGGGCATGCCTCACGTCCATGTCGGACGACACGCGCAGCGATTACAGCGGCAAGACACTGGAAGAACTGCGCCAGGAGGAGAAGAACCCGCACCTGGCCGCCGTGTCGCCCGACCGCATGGCACTGCTGGTGAAACGTTATAGCCGGGCACTCAGCCGGCCCTTCCGGGAAATCACGGAGGAACGCTACCATGACCTTTTCGAATGCCTGCCGCCGGCACGCATGGGAAGGGACTGGTTCTTCGTCGGTGAACCTTACTACGGCAACCTGTATCCCCTCTGCTTCCGCTCGGGCGGCAGGTTCTTTATGGCAGAACGTTCCGTCCGCCTTACCGACCGGGAAATAAGCGGCCAGATAAGGGGACACATGGAGAAACTGTACCGCCACCCGAAGATTGTCAAAGGAGAACCGTTCCGGCAGTATATGAGATGGTACAATACGAATGTGGCTTATGTCCCGTATTCGTTCGTCATGGACGGGAAAAAGCTGCTCCTACGGAATCTCGCCACGCGGACGGGGTCGGCTGTCGATGACCGCCGTAACCGTGGCGAAATGGCGGCGTTGCTGCGCAACCTGCGCGCAAACCACTACGAGTACTGCACGTTCCACTCGGTAAAGAAGGACATCCTCGAGTTTTTCGACTGGCTCCGGCAGAACAAGTACACGCTGGAAATCCAGGGCGGGCTGTTCGACTTCGCGGATGACCGTTCCCACGTGGACTTTCACGGCAACGTGTGCGAGTATTCTGCCGTGTTCCTGTACCGAATCTATTCACGCGAACTTTTCAGCCATATCATCGACCAGCTTCGCACCGTGAAACGGCATCATGCATGGCGTAAAAGGAGGGAAACACGATGAAAATCTCGAATGAACCTACCCCGTACCTCCTGCTCAAAGCGGGAACGGACAGTGCATGGGACTGTTGCGACTTTGCAATCGTGTACCTGTCGAAAGAGTGGAGACTGACACAGTCCGGCAGGTTGGAAGCCGCCAAGCCGTTCAAGGATGACATCTGTTTCCAGTCTTTGAACTTCTATGACATGTCGGCTGATTTTTACCAGCCGGACGAGGACGGGATGCCGGGCAGTGAGGATCTGCCGGAAAACAGCAATTGGTGCTTCGTGGAATTGACCGAAACGGAACTGGAAAGATTGGTGCCGCCTGACAATGTGCTGGACAGCCATATCTTGGCGGTATTCGCAAACGGGGAAGCCAGATACCGGGCGTACGGCAAGCATACCGACGAGCGGTTCTGGACTGAAAAATTCCCCTTGCAACAGATTCTGGATATACTGGCGAGTCATGAATCTTAAAATTTCAAAGCAGCCATGACAGAAATCATCAAAACGGACGGAACACGCTATCCGGTGCAGCCTGCCAATGGCACGCACTTCACCCTCGGGGAACTGCAAACGGTTGTCGGCGGCTGTATCGAACTGGTGGAACTGGACGGGGACACGGCGATGGTCGTCAACGAGGAGGGCAAGCTCATCCCCCTCTCCTTCAACCTTGAAGCGAGCAGGATATTCTGTGCCCATCACCCGGCGTCGGAAGACTTCATCGTCGGGGACGTACTTGTATGCAACAACAATCAAATCAGATAAAAATTATGGACAAAGAAAAAGCAAAAGCGCTCGGCGAAATCCTCGCGCACTACAAAGAATTACAGGAGAATAACAGTGTAAACCTGATCGAGTTCCATACCGCTGGCGGACAGAAACACGGTATCGGCAACCCGGAAGCCATCAGGCTGCTGCTTTCGGTGGCGGTCATCGAACTGGAGCGCCAGCTCCGGGCCGCACAGTTCGGTGATATTCCGGAAAGCCTGGAAAACAGCCGCGAGTACAAGGCCGCCAAGCAGCTGGAATGGGCGTTGAATGATATGGGGTTCAAGCCGGAACGTTTTGCCGAATCCCTTGCATTTTTTCACAGAACACTGGAACAGAATTTCTTCCGGACGGTAAAAGCCTCCATCCTCTCCATGGCAGAGCGTGATTCCTGCCGTATTGACGGACGCAACAAGGCTTCCTATGAGATGTGCCGGATGTTGGCCCCCATGTTACAGGATACCAGACTTCCCTTTATCTAACAGGCCATGTTCATAGACGAGAGGACACAAAACCGCATTCATGCCAATCCGGGAGAGAGCATCTCCCATGGCACGATGCGTACACAGGACCTGATCCCGGCATTCATGGATGTTATCCTTGACACGCCGGAGTACGTGCAGGTGATGAACGCCGTCCCCGCCCATGCCATGGATGACGAGGCTGCCGAATGGTGGGACAGCGACGAGGCGGCCGGGCTGCTGGAATCGCTGTTCGACACGCTCGACGGCTACTCCCCGGAAGAACATTATTTCGGTGCCCACCCCGGCGACGGCTCCGATTACGGGTTTTGGAAAATGGACAGGGACGAATAAATGCCGGAACATGATACGGATTACGAAAGACAAGTGGCATGGCATCTTCAAAGACGGGACTTGTATCGGGCAAATCTATCTTGCCCGTGCCGAAAGCAGGAAATTGAGATACTGGGCAATCTCCTGCGTGAGTGGAATCGGGTTCAGCACTTTCAATGATGCCCGCAGTTACGCCAAAGATTTCCTTTAATAGAAGAACCGCATGATAAATTGGATACAACAGACACTTTTGCGCCGCAAAAGGACGGACAAAGGCAGGATGACGCTCGAAAAGCTGAAGGAGGAATACCGGGACAGCGACGTGTGCATGGGGGAAATGCTGCTTTCCATGCCCGCCGACGGGCTTTCGATAGAAGACGCGTTCGAACTGAGTGTCGCCGCCAAAAAATGGGCGGACGGCGACCGTTTTTACCGGGTTGTCGATGACGGAGAGCCGGAAGAATTGTAAACGACCTACAACGGACAATAAAAAAACAAAGAAAAATGGACAGATATGATTTCATAAGATTCGGGGAACAGGTACGCTGGTACGACGAAAGCGAGGACCTGATGGAGACCATGCAGGTGTGCTGCCCCGTATATCCCCCCGTGCAAGGCGACACGAGGGTACAGCTGGTATCCGCCGGAATGGAGGCGCTGCAACCGGGACGCGTGTCGGAAAAGACGGTTAGGGCCTCGCAGCTCGTGCCCTTCATAAGCCACTTCGGTAGGGGATACTGGGAGGCCCTCACACAGGCGGCGGAGAACGGGGCAGGCACGGACCTGCTCGAGGCGATGATCAGGAACGGCTGTCTGGGCCTGGGAGAACAGATATGCCTGTTCTGCGGCAGGGCGTCGGCAAGCGTGCACGCCGCATTCTGCAGGGTATATCCCGAAGAGGGAAGCCTGCTCGACGTCATCGAGTGGCAGGGACAGGAATACCCCGTAAGGAAGCTGACACTGTTCCGGGGGACGGAACAGGAAATGGAGACAGCCGTATCGGTCACCGCATTGCAGAGGAAGCTCATCGGACGCAGGAGCGGCACCCCCGTTTCAAAGGCCGCGGGAAAGGTCGACGAGGGTATTTATTATTACTGCGAACAGGAAAAGGAGTTCCTCCTCCCGCAAGAAGGCCTCACCGCATTTGTAGAAAGGGGGTGAGACAGGGAAATGGTACGATTAACAGAATAGAATATGGACTTTACTGAATGCTTACAAAGTCATAATCTTCAACGCTTTACAATAAAAACAGACGAACCATGTCAGACAAGATATTACAGATGTTCTTCGACATAGACCGGTGGTCGAAAGCGATTGAAAAAGGTGTCCTGAAAGACATCCGCAAGGACCAGCTTATCCGGCTGACCGACGAGCATACCCATATGGCGATGGCCGACGCCATGATGCAGGGCAAGTATGAAATCTCCCCGCCGCATACCGCGCAGATACCGAAGGAAAACGGCGAGTTCCGCACCGTATATGTGAACGAACCCATCGACCGTGTGGTATTGGGCATCGCCAACGACTTGTTGTTCGATCTGATGCCCGGGATGCTGCATGGCTCTTGCAAGTCCTACCAGAAGGGTATCAGCTGCGGTAAGGTCGTTGCCGAGGTCAGCCGCAGGATGGCGGATGCCGCGGGCGACGGCTGCCTCGGGTGGAAAGCCGACCTGAGCAAGTATTTCGACAGCGTCCCGCTGTGCCACATCGACGGGGCGTTCGACAAGGTGGAGGCCAGACACGGGCATTCCGCGCTCATCGACGTCTTGCGGAAATACTACCACAACGACCTCTATTTCGATGAGGACAATGTCCTGCAACGCAAATTCCAGTCATTGAAACAGGGCTGCGCCGTGGCCAGCTGGCTGGCAGACGTGCTGCTCTACGAGCTCGACGAGGAGCTCTCCCGGATGAACGGCTATTACGTCCGCTACTCGGACGACATGCTCTTCATCGGTGAGGATTACGGGAAAGCGATGGAAGTGCTCCGAATGCGGCTGGAAGAGAAAACCATGAAACTCAACCCGAAGAAGGTGGAATACCTGACGGCTGACCGATGGTTCAAGTTCCTCGGTTTCAGCATCAAGGGCAGCATGGTCTCGCTCTCCCCGTCCCGCATCAAGACCTTCCAGAGAGAAATTGAACGGCGGACGATCCGCCGTCGGGATACGACACCGGCCAGGGCCGTCAACGCCGTGAACCGCTACCTCTACAAGGGCGAGTTCAGCTGGGCGACCCAGATACTTCCGGTATGCAATGTCCGTGGGGATCTTGACGAGCTGAACAAGTTCGTGATGGACTGTCTCAGGGCCGTGAAGACCGGCAAGCGCAAGGTCGGCGGTCTGGGGTATGTCCGTGACCGCCCCGGCGGCTGTATCGTCCGGGGACGGGGGCGCAATGTCAGGGCCAACCGTGCCAAAGCCGGCGGTGATATCACCGGTTACCTCACGCTGGGCTGCATGCGGAACGCCCTGCAAACGGGCCGGGCCGTGTACAACACGCTGGTGGCTTCACTGTAAATCATGCGCCGAACACGCGGCAGACGGGTGAAAAGGCCGAATTCAATGTTACAGGTAAAGCAGACCAGAATAGGAGATGTGACTCACCGGTCTACCAACCGGTGAGTCACATCCTGTTCTGGTTCATACCTGTAAATATCAGGAAAGTAAAGTCACGTGTCGACGGCCTGACACCCGTCACGGAACGAAGCACATCGGGAAAGTTCGAGGAATAGGTTTTAGCATCCCGCGTGCCGAACGTCTTCCTTCCGAGTCTGAAGGCGGCAGACCACCGCCTTCGGACTTCGGCAGAAGACGCACACGCGGGCAACATCGGAAACATAAAGACATGTGTCGGTATTATGAGAACTTTCCTCTTTTCCAGCACAGGAGCATGGTTCAAGGAATGACATTCAGCGTCCCGTGTCCAATCACCCTCTGTCGCGTCGTCGTATCCCTAACGTCATACGACGACGCCACGAAGGCTTCCGCCACGGGAGACATCAAGGACTTAAAGCAATGTGCCGGCATGTTCGGAGAACCATGCATCCCCCAAGCACAGGGTATGGCCGGTCGAGGCCGGGATTTCAATCGCGCAGCTCTATAACCTGCGGCCAGTTCCTTCCGCCCGCTTACCAGCCGGCGGAGTCACGGGCCAGCGGCAAGAGCTGCCCATATCGGACAAGTAAAGCAATGTGCCCTCCCCGGATGGGACCGGAAACGGTAGCGCGACCGGGTGTCGCACGAGGAACCGGAATTCAGCATACAGTCTTCAATCGTGGTCCTGAACCAGGCGATCACCTGGTTCAGGACCGACTGCAAGACTGTATTCATCGGAAATATAAAGCCACGCGCCGGCGGTTCGAGTGCGATTAACAGACAAACAGAAGTACAATGGAGAATATTTACCATGAGGCCGTCCGGGCTGTCGAGGGCGGCGCGAGGTTCAAGGTGGACCTTACCCGCCGGAGCCTGAGAATCGACGGCAGGTACATTATCCGTGAGGGACGGTACGACGGGGAACTGGGTGTCGCGCCCTGCACGGCGGACGAGGTGCTCTCGACGGTGGAGGAACTCTACCGCCGTTACAAGCACTCCGTTCCCTCGGAACGCAGCCAGAGCAAGGCGCGGCAATATTTCAGGGCCTTGCCGGAGGCGGACCTCGACGACGGGGACATGCTTTACGGCGAGCGCCGCGACAAGGCGCAGGCGGAACTGGAGGTGTACCTGCTCTGCCAGCTTATCAACGGGTTGGTGTGGAACCCCGAAACGATGGGCAGCTGGTTCTGGCAGGGAAAAACGGACAAGGATCTGGTGATACTCAGGCGTTGGGTGGAACCGGACTGTAATTCAACAACTAACAACATCAGAAAATGAGCTACAAGAAGAAAGAAACGAAAGTCCTGTGCCCGAGGTGCGGGACGGAGTTCGCCATCGCGGACAAGGAAAAGACAGTCATGGCAACCGTTATCGGGAAAGATTCCGGGCTGGGCATCGTGTACCCGGAGGTCGCCGGGCAGGACACGCCGCCCCGACAGGCGAAGAAACTGCCCAAGACCGCGAGGGAGCGTATCGAGGCGCTCCGTGCTGTCGGCGTGGACGTGAGTAACCTCTTTGCCATGCAGGGTGCCAACGGCGGCGAGTGCGTCGCCTCCAACAAGGACGGGCGGCTAACCGTGCTGGATGACGACGACCCGCTTTTCAGGCTGATTGCCGCCCAGGGCGATGTCCCGAACCGCCGCCTGTTCCGCCGCTGGGTCATGGCGCAGATGTTCCGCATGATGGCCAGCACGGACTACCGTTCCGGCGAGCTGGTGGGCGTGACGGAGATGATCCACCACCTGGGCTACGAGTACCAGTGGAAGATGCTCCTGAAAGAGCTGCACGCCCAGATGAAGATGGAGGGGCGGGACATGGAGAACTTTACAGACCGCAACCGCTGGTTCAATGTCAAGGTGGTAACGCAGATGGCCGAGGACCATATAAAGCAGCTTAAAAAGCGCGTGGATTCCCAGAAAACGAGGAAATGTAAGGGTGTCCCATACAAGCGTGTCGGCAGCCGCAACATCTTCGTGGAGGACCTTGAAGTCAAGGTCTACCGTCCGCTGCAAGCGCTCGTGTACGGTATCCGGAAGGCGAAGGACGCCGCCCGGTTGTACGCCGCCGCGAAGAGGTTCGACGGGCAGCGTTTCAAAATGCCGTATGGTACGCCCCAGTGCAAGGAATGGGTCAACGCCTACAAGGGAGCGGGCGCGTTCTTCACCATGCAGAACCTGATCCGTTTCCACGGCTGCACGGCCGTCAACGACCAGGGAAGACGTCTGGACAAGTACCAGTCGCTGGCGTTTCTCACGGCAAAGGCCGAAGCCTATAAGGACGGCGAGGGCTGGCGCCTGCTGGCCGTGCTGAAGAAGATGCTCGACGACAACAATATCGACATCCGGAAGAAGATGGCCCAGTGGAGAAAGAAATAATCCGGTCCTTTTCCTCCCGCCTGGTAAGCGGTATGGCGTCAGGGGCCGAAAAAATCACCAGCCAACTTCGGGATATGATGCTCATCTTCCGTGAGCACGATACGAGCATCTTCCCCGAGGTGGCCACATCGGGACGATAGAGAAATACCCCTGTTCGGCAATCACGCCCCTATTCTAATTTGTAACTAAAACTTTTATACAATGAGCAAAAAACAACTACGGCGCAGGGCCTACCTGCTGCACCGGCTGCGTAAACAGGGCATCCGGTGCCTGACACGCTGCCGCACCATCTTCTACCCCTACGGGGAAGACCCGAAATCGGTACCGTATATCCGCTGTCTGATGAGCGAGTTCCATTTCCATGTCCAGTTCGAAATCGTGGCCTGACATGCAACCCGGAGACATCGCCACGCTGAAGGTACCTTACAAGGGATACCGCCGCATAGAGCTGGTGGAACGGCTCCAGTACACGTGGCTGGTACGAATTTGCGGGAGCGGAAAAGAGATTGAAGTTTACGAAGACGAGTTTGAACCGGACGATTGAGGAAAATCCATCAATAATCGTCCGCGCCACTAAAACCGATGGGCATAATATCTAAATTGAAGAACAATGAGAACATTCAAAAAAGGACAGCGGGTCTACTGGAACGACCCTGCCGGGGAAACATCCGGCGAATACACGGTCATAGATCCCAAAGACGAGTACAACAAGGATTTCACCGAAGAAGATACCGCGGACTTCGACGAACGCATGATAGTTATCGGGAACGGTACGAGCGAAGCGGAGGTCTATGCCTCGGAGCTGGATATCCTGTCCCCCGTACCGGTTCAAGGCATTCCCAATTACATCGCCTACGCCCTTATCCTTATCACGGCCGCCCATTTAGGCTGCAAGGTAAAAATGCTCGCCACGGCACAGGAGGTATGGCGGACGAAACGCCTGCCCGAGGCGGTGCTGTTGGGCATGTACGAAAAGGCCGTACGCGACGCCGTTTCAGCTGTCAGGAAGAGAGGTCTGGCGGAACAGGCAGACCGTCTCGGAGAGATATTTTACAAGACGGGGGAATTTCCCCCGCCGGAAGAAGACAACGCATAAAACATCAGGAGTAACAAATGAAAACAAGGACTTTTCAGGAAATCTATGACTTCTGTCGTACGGACGATACCTACCGGAGCTATTTCGACGCATCGGACGAGTCCCGCATCACCGGAGCAAGGGCAAGAAAGTACTATTACGGCGACATTCGCCGCGGCCAGTGTCGTTTGGGGACATTCATCTACTGCCAGTCGATGCGGCAGCTTGAAAGGTTCCTCGGGGGCGCGAGGCAGGACCATTACATCCATGTTGACCCGCTGACCTGCCGGGAAGTGAGCCTCAAGGACGATATGTCCCCCCGCCAGGCCGCCTATGTCGTGGTACACGTCAGGCAATGGGGTGTGCAGATTGAAATCGACCACCCGCTGCATGACGGATGGGCATGTTTCACGGCACGTTCCCACCGTCCCTTTACCAGGGAAGGAATCATAGCCGAGGCGAAATCCCATATCGACAGGCACATCCTGCTGGCACCGGGCAGATACCGTGACCTGCAGATGGAACACATGGTTCCCAAGGAAAAATTCCCCGCGTGGTACAGCCGGTACAGGAAGGGACTCCGCGAGAGGGCGGAGGCCGAGCACCGGGACATGGTGGACAAATACCGACGCGGGAACGACATCACCCACGAGGAAGCCCGTGACATACTTGCCGCCTCGGGCATATTCTTCGACCTGGACTGCGACGAGTTCGAGCGGGCCGAGCTGACAGAAGAATTTGTAAGACTTTGTAACAGAAGATAAAAATGGAAACAGATATAGTACGGAAATGCGTCGCGGACTACCTGCGAAAAACGGACGGCGCCAAACGGCAGAGGACGGAACTGCAGGCGAAAATAGACGCCGCCCGCCGGAAAATCGCCTGGCACGAGAAACGGATATCGCGGCTTTTGGAGTTGTACGGGAAGATACAAAGGCCCCGGTGGACGGATGAAATCGTGGTACCGGTCATGACCGAGGTGGCCCGTCTCACTCCCGGGGTAACATGGGAGTATCCCGAACGGCTGAACATCCACGGGCTGAGGGCTGCCTGTTCCGTTTTCGGGAGGACCGGAAACGGGGAAACGGTCGGGCTGACCTTCTCCTTTAATGATGACACGCTCCATTACGATACCGGAGAGGTTACCCGACGTTTCGCACCGGGCACGCTCGGGGAAATCAACGGCATGAACAACGTCAGCACTCCCGTGGAGAGCGTGGACTCCCTGGTGACCAAAGTAAACGGACAGATAACCGGACTTAATACATAAAGAGATGAACCTGTATGAACGGATAGACTACAAGGGACACCACATCGACATTTACTACGATGATGATGCCCGAAGCCCGCGTGAGGCGTATGACAACCTCGGCACGCTGTACACGGCACACCGCCGCTACTGCCCTGAGAAGGAATTCGACGACCACTTCGATATCGGCGAGGTCTTCGAGGGGCGTATCAGGAATTTCCGGGAGTCGTTCCTGAAGAAATATGTCGCCCTGCCGGTCTACCTCTACGACCACAGCGGCATCACGGTTTCCACCACCCCGTTCAGCTGTCCGTGGGATTCCGGCTTTTTCGGCATCATCGCGGTATCGTTGGACAAGGTACGCGAAGAATACGGCTGGAAACACGTCACGGCCAAGCGCAGGGCACAGATTGAAAGATACCTGCAAGGCGAGATCGAGACCCTCGACAGCTATTACACCGGGGAGGTCTTCGGGTACCGCATCACGCCGGAAGGAGACAACGACGACGAACTCGACAGTTGCTGGGAGTTTTACGGCACGGAATGCTTGAAAGAGATGGAAGCCGAATGCCGGCACATTATAGACGGTCTGGACAAGGCGGCATAAAAAACGGAATATGAACATCAAAAATCTACAGAAAATGAAGACATCATACGGACTTGAATTCAACACGGTAACAGAAATCGACCCCGACTGGAGCGATTACGATAAGAAGGTCGCCGGATGCCACCTCGCCAACGCCGGGGTGATTGCCGTGGACGCGGAGTACGGGCAGCCGATAGACAACGAGTGCGACCTCGAAGAAATCTACGCGATGCTCGAAAAGGAAAAGACGGGCCATCCTAAAAATGAATGACATGGAAGAAAAACGGGATTATAAGGAAATTAAGGTGCGCCTGCACCATATCGACAGCGGAAACTGCACGGAAGTGTGGGAAGTACAGACGGAGGAAGGCAGGCCCGGACGCTATCTGGGACGTGATGACGGCTATGGCCCGAAGGAGTGGTACACGTTATGCGACGCCCCCTACGGGTATTGCGAGCGCGACTGCCATGTAAGGGAAGATGTCACGCTTGTCATCTGCGACAAAGAGTGGAACGAGGTGCTTCGGGACGGTATGGACAGGGAACGTTTCCCTGAAAGTTTCCCTTCACTGGACGAGGCATGCAACGAGGCATGGGACAAGGTCGTGAAAGGGCTTCCACATGTCACACGCAAAGGTTTCGGGCAGTGGATCACCAAACAGTCATTCCTTCCGCTCAGCCAGACCGAGGAGCTGAACTGGCGTGATTGCTACCATGAGGAGGAGGCAAGCGAGGTGCTCTCGCGTTTTACATGGATCGGTGAAGAGTACGCCATATTCAAGGTCACCCGGCGGCATACCAAGTGCGACGCCCGGTGGTACGAGTATTACGCGGGAAAGACAGACCGGCAGGAACACGAAGGTTACGCCCGTTTCTTCGCCTACGAGTACCGCGACCGGCATATCAGCGACGTGCTCCGGACGCTCGGCAAGCGGTGCGATGACATCATCCATACCGCGGTGGAGACCCGCGCAGACGACTACCACGGGCGTACGGTTTCCCTCTTTATGGACGAGTTCATCGGTTACGACTTGACCTATGAACAAGTCTGTGATGCCAAAGAGAGCAGACTGCGCAAGGCACGGGAAGACTACAACGAGGCAAACGCCTACTATTACAAACTGAAGGAGAACGAGGTGAACATCCGCGGTATCGAAGCGATGCTATACCGCGTAAGACAACAAATCCGAAAAACGAAAAGATAATGGCCTGTTTACATGTAGCCAAAGTTTGGCAAATCGAATACAAGCGCTCGGGAATGAGTGGAGGTGCCGGGCAGGATGCCCTTTACCGTATTCTGCGAATGTTCAATGTTGACAACTCGGCAGAAGACATCTGTACGAAAGAGTTCGTGGTGAGACGTTCCGACTTGCAGGAATTGCGTCTGCATATCGCGGAGCGTGACGGGGTGTTCCGGGAACACGCGGGAAAATTCAGCGCAGAACTGACGAAAATCGGAATAGGCAGGGAGAAGTTTATAGAAGTACTTGATTCTCTAATCAATGACAGTGACCAGAGCGATGCCTATGTGCATGTATCGTGGTTTTAAAATACCGGTTCATCATGAGAACCAGAGATAACGGGCTGGCCAACCTCCACGACGTGAACCACCGGGAACGGGGTTTCTGTTGCATGAAACTGATCGCCTTCCTGATAGCCGACGGGGTGAAAGCCTGGGAGGAGTGGCATGGGGAGCATCTCAATGCCGCCCGTGGCCAATGCAGGTATCGGGCACGATGTCCGATATACAAACGAAGTAAAACCAATATCGAACAAATATGAAAACCGAACAACCGATAATGAATACAGAACGCACATTTCCTGAAGATAACGACACGCTTTACCGGGAAATGACGGCATACATGCCGAATTGTTATTTCCCGACCTCGTTGGGAGAGGATGCCATCCACGAATTTGCCGGCGGGGAGTTCGTCCGCATCAGGGACATCATCTGCCGTGAATACGGTTTTGACGAGGACAGGCATATTGAAGAGTATGCCGGGGTATCCCCTTTCGACTTTGTCCGTGATGACATCGAGCAGGAAATATACAGGCGTATCCGCAAGGATTACACGCAACTCGGCGCCATCTCCATCAGGAAATCACTATTGGAGAAAATCCGTCACGCGGTAGAAAGAGAGAACAACATCATCGGCACGTTCTACCGTAACCGGGGCGTACATTACCGGGATGGAGAACCTGCCGAGTACGAGACCTCCCCAATCGTGGTCATCCACAATACCGGGAATTACGGTTACGGCGGCTACGAGAGCGCCACGGTTTATGAACTTTTCATCGACGGGACGGGAAAACTGCTCTGCACGCTCAATGGTGAAGGCGGGGAAGATTTTGACGAACCCGTCGAGAATGTACAAATCGAGGGGTTATTCGAGATCGCCCATTGGCTGGAAGAGTACGGGTTCATCGCCGCCGATGTTGATGACAACAAGATTACCGTATGTGAAGAATGCGGTTCAGACAATATCCAGACTCAGGCATGGGTAGACCCGAATACCCATGCATTTATCGGTACCACCGGTATCGACCGCGATGACAACTGGTGCGACGAGTGCGAGGAACACCTTCCGTTCTGCACGCTCAAAGAGTTCAAGGAGCGCATGCAGGAATGGTGGCAAGGGCTTGAATTCAAGGAAATGGAGCAGGTAACAGGTTTCCGTCAAGCCACTTTCTCCCCGGAAGACGGCTGCCGGGAATTTGTAGACGTCTGTGAAAAATGGTGGAACGGGAAAAGTTATGACGAGAAAAGGATAATCTGGAAAAAATTTCATAACGAAGAATAATCATGCTATACAAGTTACTTGAAGACATCCGCCACTGTCTGGAGGCTAAAGTACCTCGGACGGCGGAGGAAGGGAAAATCCTTGACAGGATACTTCTCGCCCTGCCGCATACGCGCAGGGACCGTGACGCGGAACTGCTGGCACCAAGCGAGGTGCTGGTGCGCGTCTGCCCGGATACCGGACACCCGGTACTGGTCTGCCACGACGGTCAGGGGCAGTGCTCGTGCCTGCACAACGAGACCGTCGAGGAAGATGCCGTGGACGTGAAACTGTGGCTCTCGTCCCTCGGCAGGGAGTGCAACGGCAACCGGAAACTGCTGGAAACAGTCGTGGACCTGGCCTATAACGCCGGGGCGGAGAATCTCTGGGAAGGCAGGGATTCCCGGGCCGTGGTATCGGACATCATCCGCTGGGCGGGAGAGTTCGAGACGAGGCACACGGGTACCGACTGGGGCACGGAGGATTACCTGCTTGCCGTCGACGGATTCTACAAGGAAAAAACAGCGGACATATAATACATATAGAATATGGTTCAAACAATTTTAGACGAAGTAAAAGCGTATTTTGACGCCAAGGAAAATCCCACGGAAGAGGAACGTCGGTTACAAAAACGGCTGTCCGGAGGGTATTTCCCGATCTCTTCCGTGCACCGGGACGACCTGGCGGCTAAAGGGTACGACACCCGAAAGATAGACGACGGACAGATGATGGAACTGGCCGCCAGAATGTCAAAGGATTACAAGGAACAACTCTACTGGGACAGTCTGGACGTCATTGCCGGAGAAATCCTGGAGTTTCTCAAAAGCAAGGATGTAACCTGCCCGAAATGTGGTTCGGAAAAAGTCCGTTACGATATCCACGAAAGCCTCTTCCACTGTGAGAGGTGTTCCCTGACATGGGACGACAGGCTGTACGTGCTGGTCGAATTTCCCGAGGATGCCTCCTCTTTCGAGGAAAGCGGAACCGGTTACCCCTCGTGGAACAGCGGGGACAACGGGGCACGCTATGTCCCCGAGGAGGAATACATCCGGGTATTCGGTAAATCTCCCGAGCCGGAGAAGTGTTACCGTGCCGTGTGCTGGCCGGACTCCCAGAAGTATATCGGGAAGGAAGAGTACGAACTCATCCAAGACGAGGACGGGATGCGTGATTTCGGGACGTCCGCATACTGGGTCCCGCTAGCAGTGATTAAGAAAATGTAAAACCTAAAAAAAAGACACATGAAAGAAAAAGAGACACCGGTATGCCCCGAATGCGGGTGTACCGACATCGATATTCTGGACGACGAGGGCGTGGCGATTTGTAATGACTGCCATCTCGAATGGCCTTACGTGGAGGATTGAGGATGGAGACGATAGATGTTTATACGGAACGTGGCGACCTGGTCACCTGTTCCAACTGCGGCAAGGTAATGCTCCTGCCGTATGGAGCGGACAAATGTCCCACCTGCAGGAAAGAGGGCTGCCTGGCATGGACGGACGGGAGCTTGCGGGAGGCCGACATCGACTCCCTGCTCGAGAGGCACTGCAACCTGCACCAGAAGAGCGAACTACAGGCGGAAGATTACCTGTCGCTCCCCGTACTGGCAACCGAGCATATTCCATACCTGGCAGACAAGCCCCAAACCGCCCGGGAAACCCTATCCCTGCTCCTTGAAACCAGCAGGCTTTTTGAGAGACACTGGCGCGGCACGGGATGTTTCCAATCGGAGAACATCTACACGCCCGCCATCAAGGCACTGCTCGACAAGCTCGACAGGAAACTGAAAGAGGGCGACACGATCCCGATAGAATACCAGGACTGCCGCTCCCTCGGGGAGTTCTTCCGGGCGGTTGCCGACGAACGTCCCGCGAAGAAAGAGGTGCTGTTCTCCTCGGACGGGGAGGGAAACTACTATTTCAACGGGCGCAAGGTCAAGGTGGAAAATTCTGACGGGTACGCCTACCGCCTGCTGAAAACCAAGATACAGACGAGCTACCGGCGTCCGGTAGATTTTTACTTCCGCTTCCTTGCCCGCTGCGGACCATACGGAACTTATGGCAACGCGTATTACCCGAGTATCACGGACCTGATATGCAGGTGTTACCTGCCTGAACCCACAGAATGAATCCTGAAAAGGCGATGAACAACCGTTCACCGCCTTTCTTATTGTATAACTTTTTTAATATCAATCATTATGGCAACAACATTAGCAACCATGGCTGCCCCCGTGCAGTTCGACTTCCAGAACAACAACGTCGAGGTGATGACGCTCGACACGCTCCGCCGCACGCACAAGGAGAATGACATTTACGGAAACCCCGTCAAGGGCATCTACCACTACGAGGTGATCGAGCGCATGGCGGGAATCTGCAAGAAGTACAACCTGAATTACGAGGTGGAGGAAATCTTCGCCGCCCAGAACAAGAACAAGGCCCAGCCCGGCGTGGTCGTCCTGCCGCAGGTGGAGGAAAAATACGGCGAGAACGCCGTCGAGGCGCATGTCCTGCGCCGGGTATACGCTACCATCCGCATCAGGAACTGGGAGACGGACGAGCTGACCACCACGCTGGTCGTGGCCTTCCACCAGGACGGCATCCAGGCAGCAATAGGCCCGTGCGTGCTCGTGTGCCACAACCAGTGCATCCTCTCCCCCGAGCGCAGCGTGTCGAACTACGGGAAAGACAAGGTCACCACGGAGGAACTTTTCAGCCGCGTGGACGGGTGGCTCTCGAACTTCGAGGAACAGATGAACGAGGACAGGGAGCGTATCCGCCGCCTGAAGGAGAAGAAAGTCTCACCCGTGGAGATGTACGCCTACATCGGCCTGCTGACGGCGTTGCGGGTCTCGCATGACAGCTCCGACAAGCGCCTCTCGTCCAAGGTGGAGACCTACCCGTTGAACCAGTCCCAGATTTCCATCTTCACCGAGGACCTGCTCAAGCTCGCCGAAGAGAAACAGACGCTCACGGCGTGGGACGTGTACAACTGCGCGACAGAACTTTATAAACCGGGCAAGACCGACCTTCCGGCGATGATTCCCCAGAACGGGGCACTGGCAGAGGTCATGCTTTCGGGTTCACTTAACTGACAAGACACGGTATCATGGCAGGAAGAACGTATAAACGGGCGACGCTTGAGAAGCGGCTCGAACGGTTCGAAACGAGCCTTTACAAGGAAAAGAGGCGCCTGCACGGCGTCATCGGCAATATGGGTTGGGGAACGGGAATGCGGCGCACGAGATGCACGCCGTCCTTCCGCCGGGAGAAGGAACCGGAAGAGAAAATCCGGAATGTCAAACAGCTTATCGCCCGGTGCGGCCCGTAGACCATGACACGTATCCGGGGACAACTCACGACAGCGGACTACCTGCCCATAGCGGAGTATAACAGGCTGGTCCGCGAGCTTGAGAAGGACGGCGAGTACCTGTGGGAAACGTACTGCTGGCTGTCGTTCTGCACGGCATGCAGGGCCTCCGACGTGAGGACCCTGCGCTGGAAAGACATACTGGGGAAAGATACCCTGACCCGCCTCGAGCGGAAAACGAAGAAAAACCGTCTGATCAGGTTCAACAGGGACGTGCAGGAGAAGAACCTTTTCCTGTACGGGATGCTCGGGCGCCCCGACCCCGAACAGTACATCTTTCTCAGCCCGCGTACCGGGAAGCCCTACTCGCTGGAACATATCAACAAACTGCTCAAGGTATTCCGGGTAAGGTATAGGCTGCCGATCAGGGCATTCTCCACGCATACCTTCCGCAAGACCTTCGGGCGGTACGTCTACGAGCTGATGGGGCGCTCGGCCGAGGGCCTGATCCTGCTCAACCAGATATTCCGGCACTCCAACCTGGAAACCACCCGGCGCTACATCGGGCTGGCACAGGATGACATCGACAAGGTGTTCGACTCCATACGCCTATGACAATATTTTCAACGATGCCCGGAAATCTGACGAGAGGTTTCCGGGCTATGCTTTATATAACACATCCAAATCAGAACTGCCAATGGACAAACCGATATATATCGACACGTACTTCCGCATCGAGTCCGGTTACGACTGCGGCCGCATGTCGGAAGAGAAAGCCGGACGCTTCTTCGACGAGGTGAAGCGCCTTTTCACGGACAAAGGGTTCAGCGTCAAGGCGAGCAAATACAAAGACGGCTGTCCCGAGGTGTACCTGGGCAAGACATGCCTGTACTGCCACCCGCAATCGCTCTCGGGGCCGGTCCTGGGGGAGCACATGGGACTGATCGAGGAAATCCTCTCACGGGGAACGACCTTTCAATACCTGCGCACCGACACGTACGACGAGATTTTCGACATGACGGAGGAGGAAGAGCTCGCGTATTACCACGAGACGCATGACATGACCATCGAAGACATCCTCCGCGATACGTTCCGCACCAAGCGCCGCAACCTGTACAAGAGCCGGGAACAGGTGCTGGAGAAACTCGTCGGGAAACTGCGCGTCAAGACGCTCCGTGAGAGTTCCGTCTATTCGAACACCTCCCCTGTATACCGCTATGTCAGGGAAACGTACGGGAAAATGGTATCCGAAGGACGGCTTGTCGAGGGGTACAGGCAAATCGCCTCCGGGAATCTGCCGCTCTGCCGCACGGCAACCGACAAAGAACTCAAAACGATAAAGGCACTCGAAAAAACCAATGCAAAGACAAGACCTCTGAACTACACGCTGCCTAACGGAAAGACAATAGAACTGTTTTCCGAGATGCGCACCGCCAACTACGACTTCGGGGATTTCGACGAAACTGTCGAGGCGTTGGTAAAGGCGTACCGAAAAGCGAGAAACAAGCAAACGAGAGAATCCATGGAACGTCGGATAGAGGCCCAGTGCGACGCTTTCACCGAGTTCCTGGGCATGCAGTATGAAGAGATACAAAGCATGAATTTTTCTGACTTGTCCTCGGGAATCAAGGAATCACTGTTATCATACACCTCATAAATAATTCCAACATGTACCAGATTCATCCACTGAAAATATCGCAATCCGCAAGGAAAGCGGTTAACGAGAAAATTCTGGCGGCCATTGATTCCGGCTCGTCCGAGTTTACAGCCGAAACCGTGTATAATTCCTACACCGGGCACGGCGGACTTCACACGTTGAAACAAGGGGATTTCGCCTCCTATTCCGAGTACGCCGAAGCCAAGCGGGAACAGGAAATGGGCCAGTTCTTCACGCCGCACGAGATTTGCCGGACGATGGTCGATGCCGCTTGCCCGCAAGCTACGGACATGATTCTGGATATGTGCTGCGGTATGGGAAACTTTTTCAATTTCTTGCCTAATCCGTATAACGTCTACGGTTTCGACATAGACCCTGACGCGGTCAAAGTCGCCAGATTCCTCTATCCGAACGCTCACATCAATGTTGCGGACATCCGTACCTGTGAAATGGAGGAACGCTTCGACATCCTGATCGGCAATCCGCCGTTCAACCTCGATTTCGACGGCACCCCTTCACAATTCCACTACTGCAACAAAGCCTACTGGATGCTGAACCCCGCCGGTCTGCTGTTGATGATCGTTCCCGCCACGTTCCTGAAAGACGAATTCTGGGACAAAACGAGAATCAACGCCATAAACCGAGATTTCTCCTTCATCGGGCAGACAAAACTCCCGTCCGACGCCTTCAAGCGGGTGGGCGTGGCAAAGTTCGACACCAAAATCATGGCATTTTTGCGGGCATCCAAACACATCGAGATGCAACCTTACCGTGCAGAGGAGTTCTGCACGATAGAACAACTGGGAGAGCGGATTGCGAAAGGCAGAGGCATCCGGGAAGAGATTAAACTGCTGTTACATCAGGAAATCTCGGAAGAAACGATGGCGGAAAACCGCGAGTTCGAGTACCGGCTGAAAAAATACCTGTACGAAATCAAGACCCACAAGGCACTCCAAAAACATTACGACAAGTCCGTTGCACTGGTCTCCAGGTTCCGCAACCAGCGTCCGCCTGAAAACTGCACGGTGGAAGAGTACAAAGCGTGGGAACGCCGGAAACTGACCTACAAAAAAGTACTGGGCGTCCTGCGGCGCCACATCCGCGACCAAAACGTCATTCCCCGTAAAGAAGTGGCATTGGTAAAGACTTCGTACGGCTTCAAACTGAAAGGATACGCCCCGCACTTGCTGGACAGGGTGGAACATACCTACTCGTCCCTGAACGACATCCTCATCGGAAAGAAACCGCTCCCGGCACTCCCGGAAATGACCCCACGCCAGCGGGAACAATGCGTAATGGCAGAACGCTTCATCGCCAAGAAACGTAGGGCTTACGAACTCCAGTCGGTAAAATTCACCGCTATGCAGCGGGATACCGCGCTGGACGAGCGGATCGCTTCCCTGAGCTTCCTAAACAAAGACATGCAGACGTGCCAATTCACTGCGCTGCAACAACATGACATGGGACTGGTCTTTCAAAAACGCTACGCGCTTCTCAACTGGCAGCAAGGCTCCGGTAAAACCGCCGTGGCATACCACTACGCCAAGTTTCGTGAGACGCGGACAAAAAACACCGTGGTTCTGGCACCGTCTATCGCCATACACATGACATGGGAACCCTTCCTGCAACGCCACGGCGAACCGTTCGTCACCGTCAGCCGCCCCGAACATCTGAAAGCTGTCGGGGCCGGCATGTTCGTGCTGATGTCGTTGACGATGCTGGGTGATTTGAAGGCGGCTCTCAAAACATTCATGAAGCGTCGCTCCAACAAAATATGCCTGATATTCGACGAGTCGGACGAAATAACCAACCCTTACGCCCTGCGGACCCGTCTGACAACGGAACTGTTCCGCAGGGCCGAATTCAAACTGCTGGCCACCGGCACGACAACACGCAACTCGATCGTGGAACTCTACTCGCAGCTTGAATTGATGTACAACAATTCCGTAAACATGATTTGTTACGCCTCACGGGTGTATTTCGAGGACAAGGAGCGGAACATTTCGGAGAAATACAACGAGCATTGTCTCCGTCCGTTCCCCGCACGTGGCGGTGCAAGGCTGTTCCGTGCCAGCTTCTGCCCGGGCAAGGCCACCGTATTCGGGGTGGAGAAACACAACCAAGACATATACAACCAGACCCACCTTTCCGAACTCATCGACAAAACCATCATTACACGGAAATTCAAGGAGTTCGCCGGAGATAAATACGAAATCATCAACTACACCGTAACCCCCGGAGAGGGTGAACGGACGGTATATCGTACCATCATGGAGAGATTCCATGAAATCCTGCATCTTTATTTCAGCCCGATGACGGACAAGAGAAAAGAATCCCATCTCAAAATCGCACGCCAGATACAGCTCCTTATCAAAGCCTGTTCGGTCCCGCACAAGATGAGCGGTTACCATGGCGACCCCTATCCGGAAAAGGCCAGGCTGATCGGACACAAGCTGCGCTATGAACTGCGCGGCAAGGTCGCCATCGGCTGCACCTCGCTCGATGCGGTGGCCATGTACCAGGAATTTCTCAAGGAGCATTTCCCGCAAAGACCACTGTTCGTCATACGCGGAAACGTGGGCTTCAAGACGCGGCAGCGCCTGCTCGACAAGTTCGAGAAGACGATGGACGGTATTTTGGTCTGCACGCAGCAGAGCCTGAGAAGCTCGGTCAATGTTCCCAGTTGCGAGGACATCATTATCGAATCCCTGCTCTGGAACATCCCGCGCATGGAGCAATTCTACTTCCGCTTCATCCGTCTGGACTCGGAAGGTATGCGCCATGTCTATTACATTACTTACGGGGATTCCATCGAACAGAACCTGATGGCACTGGTGCTCGCCAAGGAACGGTTGAACGAGTTCGTCAAAAACGGGAAGGTAACGGAGGAATCGGACATCTTCGAGGAGTTCGACATCTCTCCCGACATCATAGAAACCCTCTTCAGACGCGAGAAAGACGAGAAAGGTAATTTCCACATCTGCTGGGGTGTACAAAAAGTAAGTTAAACTAAAAATTATCGATATGGTTATCATCGCACAACAACAGCCGGACGGTGTCATCAGGTATATCTCCGTACCGAGATTTTACAATCATGACCTGCCGCACATTCTGAAAAATTTCTACCCGAAAGGGTCCAGGGTCTCCGCGCTGATCGACCTGGGTAATCTGGTCACGCTCAGGCCAACTCCCTTCGGCAAACCTAAAGATTATTACGACAAGGTGTATTGCCGTACAAGGATTCGTGACGACAAGGAAAAGAAGGGCAAACACCAGCCGAGATATGCCGATTCGGGGGAGGAACTGCTGAAACTCGAAGCAGAAGGATTCCTGTTCAAAGAGGGACAATGGCACCATTTCAAGGCCGGGAAACTTTCCGTATCCCTGCCGGAATCCCTGGATAGCGGGAAAAATAGGAACTTATCCGGTCTGACAATAATCCGAATGAGCGGGGACGGGCAACTACACGCGCTACCCGACACGGAAATCTCAACATGGAATACACTGCTTTCCAAAGCAAAAGAAAACAACGAGCCGTATTTCATATTCCGTGACAAGCGACTCGTCACAACTATCAATCACCCATTAAACAGATCATAGGTCATGAGAAAAGAAATTTATACGGCCGTAGCCAATCTTCCTGAACATCTGGTGACACCGGAAATCGCTCAGGCGGCTATTGAAGAGGGTAATCTCAAACTGCTGGACTGCCTTCCGCATCGATATCTGACAGAAGAAGCTGTCATGTCCATCATCAACCGTAATGAAAAGAGTTACAGCTGGGATACATTCAAGCTCTCCAATATTCCGGAAGAATTGCGCGGTGAGCAGCTTTGCGAGTTCGCCGTCAGGAAAGACTGCGACAACATCGTCCACGTCCCAAAAAAACTCCGTTCATCCACGATGCTGAAAAACTTGTTGGAACGGAAAGATGCCGGGATCAAGTACCTGCACCTGTTCCAACCGTCGCTTTGGAACGCCGAACTGGTTCGTAAAGGCATAACGTCCGTCTACTCCCGTGTCATTGATTCTTACCGGCACGGCAGATACGGCGGGTACCAGACGACTCACGATATTAAGCGGGTACAAATTTTCTTGAGCTTTGTTCCCGCTGCCATACTGAACCGACGGTTCTATCTGGACTTGTTTTCCTCCGGTCTGAAAGCCGAGGATCTGGACGTGCTGATTCCCAATCGTTACAAATACGGAGAATACTACTTGAAGATAGCGAGTCTCGATTTCAGCCTCGTGCCTCCCGCCTGCTATGATTACACTACCGTTACAAACGCCATCATACACGAAAAACTCTCCATCTGTCACGGCCAGTACGAACGAAACGGGATTATGGAAAAACACAAGGAGACCATCTTTCACCTGATGGACGACAAGATGGCTGACCAAATTGTCCTCAAGGAGCCCCGCGCCTTTAAATATCTGCCGGAGAACTTTCAGACTCCGGCAAGGCTTATCAAAGCCCTGGAAGCCGACGAAAGGGACACCATCCATCTCGGTAAGGATGACAAACACCTCCTTACCGAAGAGGTCTGCAAAACCTATGTGCGCAAGAATATCGAGACGCCCGAGTTTCCGGAAGCCGTGTGGACACCGGAGTTTGTGGAATACTGTATGTCGCACGGCACCTCTTTCCGTTGGTTCTCCCGAATGCCCAAGCAGATGCAAACGAGGGAAATCGTGTACAAAGCGTTGAAATACAGTGGACATCATCTCTCAGAAGTGAGACCAGAACTGATATCTCTGGAGCAGGCACAACGGCTGTACCGGAAAAACGAATATTACCGTGAATATATCCCGCAGCGTTTCATTGCCGAATTCCGGAACGAAACGGGACTGGAAGAGGCATTCTTCGGAGGCGAGGTCTCCTTCTCCCATCTGCGGGAATTCCGCGAGAACGATACCTATTGCAAGCTCGGGAACACCTATATCGGTATCCGTAGTGAACGTGGTATCCGCAACAACACCTACCAGGTGCTTGTTGCGACCCGTCGTACCCCGCAGGCATTCCGGCCGGTAACGTTGTTTGAATCTCCCATCGGCACATTCCATACCACGTGGCTGGAAAAACTGATAGCCGACAACGATGCTTCATTTGTCAAGCCGTCCGTGCCGAAAGAACTCAAACCATACCAGTTTAACGGATATTATACTGTGGAGAAGGTAGGTGAAGAGGACGGAGTCGCCATCTACGCCAATGAACTGCTGGAAGAGAGGGTGTTTTATACTGCACAACTGGAAACGGGTATCGAGATGAGCCACTCTCTGTCCGAGCTGAAAAACGAGATCCGGTCGTCACGGGTGGTGGGAAAGGAGAATGCGGCATGAATAAATATCAGATAATCATCGAGGAGACCCTGCGCAGGATCGTGGAGGTCGAGGAGGAAACGCCCGTGCTGGCCGTCAGCCGGGCGGAAGACGAGTACAACGAGCAGAAGTACGTGCTCTCTGCCGATGATTTTATCGGCGCCGACATCGCGCTTTCCGTTGACGATGAAACGGTGAAACGCGCCCTGAAAGACAGAGCCTTTACCGAATACGTGGAAAAACGCTTCGAGGAGCACAAGGAGTTCATATCCATCGAAGATAAAATCCGGCTGGCGTTCGGGAGTTTCGACAACGCCCTGTATGAGTTTAACGAACACCAAGAGGAATTGGCACGGAACCGTCCCCAGGTCTACCTGCTGTACAAGAGCGATACCTGGTGCAGCCGCTCTTCCATGGAACTTGTCGCCCCGTTCTCCTCGTTCGCGAACATGATGGAGTATCTGCGTCGCAAAAAGAGGGAGTTCGGCCTGACAGAAGATGAGTTGAAAGAGTTCAAGAACAACCGTCAGACGCGGGGGCGCGACAGGAACTACCTGTATGAATCGGACTACCTTGATGTACTGCCTGAACCGAAACCCGAACGACCGCCGAGAGAGCAGGCTTTCTACGACAAAATTTTCGTGCATGGCAAATCTGAGCTGTCGCGTGGGGAACTGGAATCCCTACCGGTTCCGTTCGACACCTATGATGTTACGGACGAGCAGATGGAAGAAATTGTGCGGGAAACGGAAACGGGAACCCGCAACCGTCTAGGGCTCGGAGACGGTGAAGCCGTCGACTTTAACAAGGACCGCCATAGCGAGGTATGGTGGGAAGAGATGGAGAAAACGGCGGTAAGGCACGGGGTGCCGTATTACGAGGACAAGTAACGAAAATATAAGACTGTTCATCACATGCCATAATGATGACGGGCCGTCGCGGTTTTGACTGCGGCGACCTTTTTTAATAAAAGGAGGTGAATATTACACCCCTTTTACCGCAGATAACGCTAATCTATAAATAAAGGACAAAAAATGGAAAAGATAAAACCGGATTTCTTCACGGCAGACGGTGAGGGAATCAAAATCATGACATTCGGGGAGTTCGCCCGGCATATCCTCCGCATGGAATGCGGGGAGAGTCTGAAGATGTACATCGGGGCGGACCGCAAGACGGGGAAATGCTCCCTGCCACTCTCCCTCAAAAAGGAGCTGTGGGACGACACGCCTTTCTACCTGCTCGGCGGGTACGGGCGGGAAGTCCGCACCATCAATTTCGTGGACCGTCCCGCAGAAGAATTCAAAACCACCTGCCACGATGCCCTGGACAGCTACGATGCCGTGGAGAGTGTTGGGATCGTCGTTTCAATGCTCAGGGCATTGAGTCCGGAGGAGTTGCACGAACGGATTACGCGTGAGATGGAAGCGGGTTATAGATATCTGTTTGTCTACCGTAACGAGGAGGAAATGACGGCTGCTCTCGACGGCAAGGTATACGCCATCAGCGACACGGACGGCAAATTCCTCTGTGACCTGTATGAACCGGACTACATCTGCATGGAAAAGGATGGCGATATCGTGGATACCGTACCTATCCGAGACATGCGCTTTCATTCCGATTGGGCAATCGCCAACCCCACGGTACGCGACAGGGTTCTCTCCGCCCGGATGGTAATTATATACACCCACGAAACGGTTGCTGTATGATAGAGATCGGTAAGAAGACAGAAACCCCGGAAGGCGTGTTCTACGAGCTGGAGTACGGCGGGGAGGGAAACATCTACAAGAACGAGGATGCCTTTCTCAACCGTCCCGATGAGGTATGCTATGTACCCGAATACGCGGCGGAAGACCATGAGGGGTGGCGTGTGCCGGAGAACAGTGACGGCTGTTTCACGCATAACTCCCTGCTCGCCCTGTGCAAGGGTAATGAGGAAGTGTGCCAGGATCTGTTCTACAGTCTGGAATGGACGTACCCGGGCACCTTGCTGGAAGAATGGGACTCGAACGGCTATTTCGATGAAATCGAAGGCTGGTATGACGATTAAACGGAACAAAAGGTATGGAAAAATATAAAATAGTGCTGACGGGGCCGACCGGAAGCAAGGCCCCGAACTACATCCTGAGATTGAGGATGCACGTGATAGCGTATTTCTCCCAGGCCTACGGCAAGGACGAGTTCGGCCACGTGCTACATTGCATCAGCTCGTTCATCGATGACTTTTCCTTCAAGGTACGCAATACCCGCTATCAGGGCAGCATCCTGAAAAGGACTGTCCGGAACGACCGCCTGGAAGTGTACAACCTGGGCGATGAGAAGGTGATACTGACCGTTTCCTTCTCACAGTATGAACATTAAAATAGCAAATATGAACAAGAATATGAAAGAACAAACGGACCCGGGCAAAGCCCCGGATAAGATGGATGCCGACGAGCTGCACATGTTTGCTGTCGAGTACGCCTTTATCGATGAACGACTGCACGAGGCCGAGCAAGCCATGCTGAAATTCATGCTCGAATTCCTGGAACGATACGGCCGCGTGTCGCTCGGCCTCACGGAAGAGGAGGAACTCGATGACAATAACTTTCCCGTCACGACAACCCTGTACGGGAAGCACGACACGCCCCGCATCAAACTCGCCGATGTCTACCTGACGGATGACGGGCGACACCTCCAAGCCGACGGGATAGATGCCGAAACCGGGGAGAAACGGACAGAATTTTACATCTACAGCGAGCAATACGCCGACATCTTCCAGTTTGTCGGCCACGCCTCGGAAATGAACTGACAAAACAAGAACCAACGACCATAAAACGGAACATTCATGGAAAGTATCAAAGATTTGCAGAAGGCCGTCCGCGACATCCTCGTGAACAACGGCCTCACGGAACTCTCGCTGGGGGAGCCCGACGAGCTGGACGATCCCACTTACATAGTCTGGTACGACAGACATTGCAAGCCTAACGACGACCCGGTGTTGAAGGTCTTTCTCGAAGACACGGGAATTGCCGTCGAGGTCGAGGCACGTGACTTCGGGAACACGGTAACCGTTTACGATTATGACATAGACCGCCGGGAATGGTGGGAAGGCATACGTGCCAACCTGCTGGAAGTGCTCGGACGGGACGGCAGACGACGCTGCCCGGTTTGCGGCAAGCCGCTCAAGGGGAACCGGCGGTATTGCGGTAGTGACTGCCGGAAGCTCGCGGCGCCTATACCGACGGCGGAACAAGTCGTGAAGAAAGCGAACCGGAATATTCGCCGTCTGGCAAACCTGGCAGCCGGAAAGGACAAGGCATACCGAAAACAACTGGTAAAAGAATACTCCATCGGTCAGGTGTAGACCGTGTTAAATGATAAGAAACAACTATGGCATCGAAAACTATTTACCTGACGGTACGGCTCGACATCTGTAACCCGAATACCGAAGATATCACGGAAGAGGATATCAACGAGATTGTCAGTGAAGTGGACTATGAATTCAAGAAATATAAAGAATATGAGATCGACACGGAAATCTGCGGGCGCAACGACGAGAGTGGTCTTTAGAAGATACCCCGACGGGCAAGTCATTGCCCTGTTCCCGGACATCCCCTGGAACGGGCAACGGGGCGAGGTAACCTCCTACATGCACCTCGGCCAGCACGGAGCGGCAGACTACCACCACGTGCTGGCCACGGCCCGCCTGGCGACGGAGGACGAGTATAATGACCTGTTCTCCGAACTTCAGTCCATCGGTTACGATGACCTGCACATCGTGCGGCGTGCAAGACCGAAATTCATAAACACATAAAAACAAAATAAAATATCGAATTATGACAACAACAATCAAGAAAGGACAAAAAGTATGGTGGAACGATCCTGCTCAGGCAAAATCCGGCGAGTACGACGTGCTCGCGGTAGACCATACCCGAAATATCGTGCAGATTGGCGACAGAGGGGAGGTCTTTGAACCGTCGCCGGAACACCTTGAGATTACTTGCCCTGTGTCGGAAGAAGACTGGCAACAGCTCGACAAACTGAAGGAACATTACCACACACTGGGGAAAAATGGGCTGGATTTGATGCGGGATATCGTTTCCCGTTTCGATGAGGAGGGATTCTCTGTCGAGGGATACTCCGTGCCGGTTTGCGACGAGGATCACGATCCCTGTTACGTTTATGGATTTTCGCTAAAAGACGGGGAGCTGTGTGCCTCGCTGGATTACGACAGCGGTGACATTCGTGAAGTTCCCGTCGACAGTTTGCGTACCGGAGAAATTTTCGATGCGTTTTGTGAATTGGTCGAAAATCTATAAAACACCTTATGAAAGAACTATATATTAAAAATCTCTGCATCGAGATCACGCGGCGCTGTAACATGAGCTGTGCCCACTGCATGCGGGGAGATGCCGAGGCCGTGGATATTCCCCTGCGGCATATAACCAACCTGCTGCGGCATGTCAGGCATATCCACCATTTCAACATCACGGGCGGCGAGCCGTCGCTCAACGTCCGGGCCATCCGCCATATCCTCGGACGGGTACGCGCCTACGACATTACGGTCAATGATTTCTATATCGTAACCAACGGTTCGGTCACGTCCCGCTCGAGGGAATTCATAGAAGCCTGTGCCGCGTTGTACGAGTACCAGCAGGAGAAGGAACAGGGGCCCGGCTCGGGGCACATGCTCGAAATGAGCGACGACCGTTTCCACGATCCGGCGGAACACGCCGCCACCTTCGCTGCGCTCTCGCCGTATCCATTTTTCGGAGTCCGGGGGCAGGCCAGGCGTGTCTTCCTCTTCCGGGAGGGCCGTTGCAAGGAGGGATTTCCGAACCCCATCCACGAGATTTACCTCACGGGGGAGAACTATGTCTATGGCGATCTCGTCCTCAATGCCGAGGGCATGATCCTCTCCAACGGGGACCTGAGCTACGCCCGCCAGCGGGAACATGCACTATGCCCCTGCGGGAAACTCATGCAGTATCTCCGGATGACCTTGAAAAAGCGTGAAAAAGAAAGATTGTACGAATAAATACACAAACCGAAAAACTTATGTCAATTGTATGCAGTATCTGCGGCGGCACCGACGTGAAATGTACCGCCGTCATCGACCCGAACACCGGACAGTTCCTCGAATTCACCCGCAACACCTTGTCGGACGGCCAGTGCAGCCAGTGCGGTAACGTTGCCCTGACCGACCCTGACGGGGTGAAAGCCGAACTGGACAAGCGCTGGACGGAATATATGGCGCGCCATCGTGCCGCCCCCAACTACACCTGCTGTGACATCGTCCGGCACGGCGATTACGACGGGTGTGAGAAGGCGTATATCCGCGTCGGAGGCCCGTCGGACGTGGTCGAGAAGTATCCGGTCGTGGCCGTGTGCCGCGATTTCGAAGAGCTTAAATCGTTTGCGGTCCCTGACCCGGCGAGGGAATTTACCCTCATGGGAATTCAAGGGTTCGAGTTCCACGACGTGCTGGAAAACAAGACCTACGAGATGGCGGTGGACGACCTGAAAATTCCCGTCACGACGAAAGAGGTACTGGACTTTTACCCGGAGGAACATCGGCTGAAAGAAACGGAAATCAAGCAATATGCCGCGGCTTACACGGCCCGTATCAAGGCGTACAGGGAGTGTACCCGCCAGCTCGACGCCACACTCGTGCGAAGGCTCCTTGACGAAGAGCGGCTGATGAAAGTCGGCGAGAGCGACGGTTTCCGCCTGAAACTCTATTTCGACTGGTTCGTCATTCTAAAGCGGGAAAACGAAAGGATGTACGCGCCTTTCAAATACGCTGTAAATGCTTATTGTCTGGATAACATCCAGACTTTCGACCGTCGTTATGTCACGCTCGAAGATGCCTTGCTCCACTGCCTGAACGGTTTCAACGAGAACGTGAACATTCCCAACCGTTACAAGTCCATCGGGCATTACCTGTCGGGGAAATCCTGACACGGGCAGTGTATCGACGGGTCACCGGAGCCCACGGGAGCTTCTCCCTTGACCGGAACACCGCCGGAACAAGTAACAATGTAACCCAAAAAGCATTATGAAAAACGAGTTGAATGTGAAGACTATTATTGAATCCCTGAAAGAGGAGGTCGAGAACGGGAAGATATCCCTCCGGGAAGCCGCTGCAGAGCTTCATAAAGCCGGCTGGACGAATTTCATAGACATCGACGCCACGAAGAACCTGTTGAAGCTCCGGAATGCAACGGAAAGCGGGAATGGCCCGGAACTATCCGACATGACGGGGAAATACCGCGAGATGAAAGCAGCGCATCCGGATGCCTTGTACATTTTCCGAAACGGGGAATCTTGTGAATTGTATGAGGACGATGCCATCGCCGCTTCCGGCATTTTGGGCATTGCCACCGCCGAACGCGTCGACGGACAAGGGAAAGGCGTCAAGGAACTGCGGTTTTCTTTTCGTGACCTGGACGTGTATCTCCCCAAACTGATACGCGCCGGAAACCGGGTGGCTGTCTGCGAACCGAATCAAACCGGTTCGGGCAAACAAGTTTGATAACGACCATTAAATAACAAATATTCAAAACCCAAAGACACATGATAAAGATAACAACGATTTTCGGCGAGGACGCCGTACGGGAATATGAAGAGAACAATGAACTGCCTTCTGAAGAATGGCTGGCGGATAACGGGGGCGTCGTGGACGAGAAAGAGTTCGAGACCGAGGCGGAGTACAACGCCTACATCGCCGGGGTGAACGATGCCGACGGGTGGAGTGATTATCATATCATACGCCACCGGCCGGAAGAGACGGACACCTCGAGAGAGGAAAACCTCTGGCTGCGTCTCGGGGTTAGCGTCCGGGGCAGCCGGGAGGAGATCGAAAAGATTCTAAACGGGGACACCGGAACCCTTCGGAAACTGCTTGATGCCGGACGTTACGGGATTGGCGGCGAGACCTATGTCCCCGGTTCGACCGTCGAGGACTACAACGAGGATCACGACACGGAGTTCGAGGAGAAGGACGTGGAGTTCCATTTATAGTAAAATCACACCATCTGCAATAATGATAACAGTAAAAGTTCTGCTCGGTAAGGATACCGTGAGCATATACAGGAAAACCGGAAATATCCCCTCGGAAGAGAGCACGGCCGAATCCGGAGGATACGTGATAACCAGACATTTCAAAACTGAAGCGGAATATAAAGCCTACGCGACGGCCGTGGAAGATCTGGACGGGCACGGGGACTGGCAAATGCTGGCTCCCTCCGTGATGCCCGGACCATCATTCCGGCAGGGAGATTTTGTACGTCTTACAGCCGAAGCGGTCGATTCGATACGCCGGAACTTCGGTGACGGTCCCGCGGGCTACCGTAAGGAAATGCTGCTTGAAGTCAAGTATTTGCGACAAGACGGCGAGGTACTGACCGTGGGTGTCCGGGATATACGCGAGGACGATATACAAGAGTTCGACGCCGTCTTTCTTCGCCCCATAACGGCTGAAGACCTGCAGGAAATAGCATCAAACGCATAAGTTCACAACAATTAAAACAATCGACCTATGAGTAAAAATGAAACCGGACAAAAGGTGGAGCTGAAAATCGGCAAGTACACCTTTTCTTTCAGGAAATTCCAGTACCTGGAACGGATGTCGGAAGAGACCTATTGTTTCGCCGCGGATTTGATGGTAGACGGCCGCAAACTGGCCGCCTGCGAGAACAACGGGCATGGAGGCTCGACAAACGTGCGGGTTTACCCGGAATGCAGGGAACTGGGGGACGCGGTGGAAGCGTTCCTTGCCGTCCAACCCAAAGTCCGGTGTGAAGAGTATGACATGGAACTGGATGTCAACCTTGAATATGTCGCTGACACGCTCGTGGAAAAGGAACTGGAAGCGAGGGAACACGCCCGTATCATGCGCATGACCGCCACGAAACTCGTGTTCAGGGACGGGAAAGGCAACTACTATGCCTTCGGCTGGAAGAAACAGGATATCGCGGGATTATTGGCCACCCCTGCCGGCAAGAGCTCACTCCAAGCAGTCATCCGCCAGGAGACGGCCAGGGGATTTACCGTCGTCAACGAAAATATTCCAGTGGAATTGTTAAAATAACGTATAATGGAAGACACGTTTATTTTACCGGAAAACGAACGGGAACTGTTCGACCGGTACTTCGATAACGACAAATACGGAGGGCTGAAAGAACGGCTGGAACTGGTCAAGAAGGCCCTGCACAACGCGCTACCGCCTGCTGAACGCAATAAGCACCTGCTGAACGTGGATGCGCGTGAGCTGCTCGGTGAAAAAGAGTCACTGAAGAAGAAAATGTTTCAGGCCGCGCTCCGTTCCTTCGCCGAACGGGTCTGCCGCGAGCAACGCGCACTTTGCGAACTGGGATTCTGGCAGGCCCCGTGCGGTGAAGAGGCGGGATACATATCTTCCGCTCCGGTGCCGGACCTTGTAACGGATGTGAGACTGTACAAGACTATTTGCCGCTGGTGGGAGAAGCTGTCCGACGCCAAGAGGCTGAAGGTCGCCACGATGTTTGAAAACGAGCTGGGGCCGGTGTACGGGTACGACCCTGAAATGCGGAAGCGGATCTATAACCGCTGGTACCTGCTCTCTTTAGATGACAAACAACGTATCTACCATTCATGGAACACGAACGAAAAACGGACCCCGCCATGCCATACAGAAGCACAGGGATAATCATCAGCGGGACACGCTACGACCGCAGGCAGAAACTGACACCCGGACAGCGGGCGGAGATTTTCCACCGCTATCACACCGAAAATGTCAGCCAGCGCCAGCTGGCACGCGAATACGGTGTAAGCCGCCGTCTCGTGACCTTTATCGTGAACCCCGAAAGCGAAGAACGCAACAGGGAACTGTTGAACGAACGTAAGGCGAAGGGGCTGTACAAACCCGACCGGAAGAAACACGCGGAGATTATCCGCGAGTACCGGCGTTACAAGCAGAGGTTATACAAGGAAGGTAAAATTCAATTAAAGACTGACAGAAAATGAGATTACAGGAAAAACAGAAAGAACTGGAACAGGAGATTATTGCCAATCTTCGTGCAATTCCCAAAATGCCGGAAGGTTTGCTGCCCCACACGGTTTATGTCGAAGAGGAGGGCGAGGACGAGGACCGTCACGGCGTACCGGTATATACCATGTACAAGCTCGAAGAGATACACCCGGACGGAAGTTGCGTGCTCCATAATCCCGACAGTCGGGAGCATTTTCCCTGCCGTCATCTTCACGAGATCAATATCGACTGGCTGATCACCGTTTGGGAACGGTACCTGGAACTGTGCGTCGAGCAGGATATCTGGAAACAAAACGCCACCGTTTTCCTGAAAGACAGCACGGGGAAAGCGGACGGGGAAATTGCCGGTTTCGTGGACTCCGGCTGGAACCGGTGCGCGGCTTACACGGACAACCTGAAACGTTTTCTCGGGGAGGATAACGCCAAAGAAGTGTGGATATTCTCTTTCCCCGTAGGCAATTTCGAACGTGACGCACCCGCCGGGGAAATCATTTCCGATTACGAGAATAACCGGCATACGGAAGTTGAGAAAATGACCCCGCTGGAATTCACGGCCAGAATCAATGACGAGGCATTCAATGACCAGGACAACTGGGTCAGGGCCATCGAACTGCCCAAAGCATAAGTAAGAAACCATAAAAATGAACAGACATGATTACACGAGAGGACCTTTGCACGGAAACCTTCGAGACGATGACCGTCAACGACATCCCCGTGCTGTTTACCGATACCAGAATTGACCGTGATGCCGTGCCGGAGGGCTTGTTCGCCTACGACATCCGCGAGTCTGACGACGGCGACCGGCTGGCCACCCTCGAGCCCGTCGTCATGGTGAACCACGGCGGGACCATTCTCTCCCGCGAGGAGTTCCGCATGGAAGACTGGGGTGGCGTGGAAATCGGGGACTACAACTTCGAGGGCGACTCGATGACCCTGGAAGAATGGCTTGAAGAGAACACTTAAATTTTACACGGTTATGGACATTCAAAAACTGACAGAGAATTACCGGAAGCGCTTCGACGCCTTCTACGGGCAGGACGCCGCAGAAGATTCCGGCAGGAAGAAAAAGAAAACGCCGCCCGAACGGCCGAATTTTCTCGCCGAGGTCATTCGTCCGGTGCTGGACGCGCTGGTGGAACTTATGCCCGAATACGGTTTTTCCAAGACCACGGACCAGTACACCATGTACGGGGACTACTATCGCGTCAAGGCCGGTGTCGTCCTCATAGGCGGTTTCTCCGTGGACGAGGATTTCGGGCTGGTCTTCACGCCGCTGTTTCATGGGAAACCGTGTGGAGAAGGACGGAAAATAACCGATTCGAGACAACTTGTCGAGATGTTGCGCAAGGAGTTCGAGAAACGGGAGGTGAAGAAAAAGAACGTGGAATCGTAAAGAATCAAGAGCATGAACAGTGAACGCAGAAACGGGATTCAGGAAATTAGGGACTCGCTGGACGATATCATCTCCCGGATCGAGGAACTGAAGGACGAGGAGCAGGACGCCCTGGACAACATGCCCGAGGGGTTACAGTGGAGTGCACGCGGCGACAAGATGCAGGAAGCCATAGGCTCGATGGACAATGCCGTTTCCTCGATAGAGAAGGCCCGGCAGTCCCTCGGCGCCGCCGCCCGGTAAAAAGGCCGGGGCGCCTTTATGGCCGCGACATACCGGCACCAGCAGAAAGGAGGTGAGTATGAAAACGTAGAATAGCAGGAAGAAAATGTTTTTTATGTCGTAAATATCATATATTTGCGTGTGGCAAAGCCCGTATATGTTATTCGGGCTGAAATACCGGGTATTGAATTACATGGGAGCACGCCCGGTGTTTGGGTGTCATATAAAACCTCGTATATTTATGAAAAAAGAGTCTTTAATCGAACAATGTTACAAGCGGATGAAAGAGAGGCATGGAACGGATGCCCTGGTATTCTTCCATGTAGACGAATCCTACGAGGCGTATTACGACGATGCCCGGACACTCACCCGGACAACCGGCGTGCCGTCATTCAATATCACCGCCGCTCGGATTCCTGCCGTCAGGATTCCCGAGGCGGACATGGAAGCATGTCGTAACCGGCTGCTGGATGCTGGCTACACGGTCTGCGTGTCCGATGTCCGGGGAGCATCCGGCCGCCACATGATGAGAATGGATGAGTAAATTCTGGAGAAAAGCCGATGAACTCGTGTTCGTCGCGGCGGCGGTAGGCCCCTGGGCATTTATCGTCGCCGTTGTCATTATCGTGGGTCTGGTAAAGGGCTGCATACCCGACAGTATCGAAACGATGGACAACAGCATAAACAAATCAAGGGAGATAATCGGGCACGTGCAGGTCAGGGACAGCACGGGCAACGGGTTCAGGGTGGTTTACGTGACCCGCGACCCGGTGACGGAGGAACGATACCGGGAGATCCGTTCGCGGCGGCATATCCGCGAGGGGTTCGAACGGTTACAGAGAGAGGCCCCGGCACACTTCAGGGGAAACCTTCTGGAAGCGGACATCTGCGACTTCGCGCTGTACGCCTACCGGTTCCGTATCGATGACGATATCCGCATACACAACATCTTCGTGGCGGGAAAACAGAAAATGGAATTTTACGTCCGTCCCAACCCGGACCTCGAAAACTGCGCCACGTGGATGAACTACAACACCGAACAGGGCAACCAGTACCTGGACGAGCAGGACGTCAATCTCTATATACCCAACGGCGGGCGTCATTACCGTTACTGGAAGTGCCGCTACCTGCTGCAACTCTCTGAAACAGATGAGCGTTTCAGTCATTTCACGGAGGACGAAAGGCTGTTCTGAAAACAGTCTTTTCCCTGTATATTCAGGCTGTAAACGGTTGAAAATTAACGGAAAAACGCTTTGCCGGCACACTGAATTGTCGTATATTTGCACTCCAAAGAATTGATTGATTAAACCAGATTGTTAATTGAAACGTGATAGATTGAATATGAAGACAGCGTGATATGACATCGGAGAAATCGCGGATCAAGTTTGCGAAATCGGAGCACACGGGCGAGCTGATCGGGTTCGTTTCGCGGCATTCCAAAACACGTCAATTGAAAGGAGTCAGGGAAGACTCGAGATTCGGCAAGCAGATTTGCGTCCTTTCGGAAGACTTGAAAGGTGCAATCGAGCCAAACGTTCTTTATTCCGTGGAGCTGAAACCCATGCACAAGGCCAATGGATACGTGGTTGTTGCCGCCACGCCGGTCCAGTTTCAGGCAAGGGTGGAGAGCGTGATCGTTCCCAAGGCATTGTACAAGGTTACGGTGACATTCGGCAACAAGACCGTCTATTTCGATCCCAAAGACGGCAAGAGCGCCACAAGCAGGACTATCGACGGTGTCCTGTCCATCTTGCGGGAGCGCAAGGATATCCGCAACCTGGAAGGAGTCATCGATGATTTCATCCGGCAGGCGCGGGCGTTGGTACGCCGGTTCGGCATGGACGGGTTCATTTACCCGGGAGGAGGCAAATGAAACGGCCGGCGTCAGGAATCGCGACCGACGGGGCCCATTCCACGCGGGAAAGGCTGACACGCTTTCGGGCTGTCGACCTTTCCTCTGGAAAGGAGCTGTTCCGCAAATCCACAGGCAACTGGACAAACAACGTCGGGGAGTTTCTCGGCATCGTCGCCGCCGTCAAGTACATTATTGAACATCCTGACATGCCACGGGTCATCTATTCCGACAGCAAGACCGCGATAACGTGGTACAGGGACCGCAGGACGGCTTCATCCCGCCATTGTCCGGCATTACTGAAAACGGAAATCTTTCTCAAGGTGATGGAAGAAAAAATCAGGGACATTCGCGTTGAATACTGGGACAACCGGTTATGGGGTGAAAATCCGGCCGATTTCGGGAATAAATAAAAAAATAAATAATAATAAGGTATGGCTAAACTGAAATCACAGGCGCAGAAATATGTCGAGCTCAAGGAGGAGGATTACCTGCGGCTTATCGAGAACACCATAAAGATGGAGGCACTGAAAATCGCGGGTATCGAGAAGATGCCTATTTACAAGGCGATGGAACACATCCTCGAGCACGAGCATATCGACCTGCTCATCAAACCCGTTTCAAGGAGGTATTCTTGA